TTTCTATAAAGTCTATAACATAATACCCATGACGGTCTAGAATTATATTAACTTGCATACGTGGATAATATTCCATATACCGTTTCATATCCATTATACTTGGAAGTGTAACATGTCCCTCGAGGCCTGGGTGACTATGATATGACACATACGCATCATCAATTTTACTATAATTACCAATAATTGTACCACGGTTACCACTTGTTTGACGTGAAGGAGGGTCAAAAACTATATCACCGTTATTCGAACGAGTCATATCAATTGTGCCCATATATTCATATCTTTTCTTATCGGTGTCATACATAATACGTCTGAGTTGTTGTACAGTTTTCAATGGAAGTTTAACTTTTATAATTAAATCGGTTTCACTATTTGGTTTTGATCTCGTTGGTCGGGTTTGTAATCTAGGTAAGGGTGGTCTATTGATATTCATGGGTGATGCGGTATTATTTTTATTATTTTTATTATTTTTTTTATTGATGTTCATGGGCGACGGCGACATGTTTTCTACTATTCTATGATATTTTTATTGAGTTGGTTTTCAATAGAAATATTGTTTATTTATCATCCTTTTCCTCTTTTTCTTTAATACGAATAGCGTATTTTGAATTTTTATTAAAGTGTTCGTAATCGACTTCACCATCTGGTGCAAATATTTTAGTTAAAAAACCTTTCATGTTAAAAGGATTCTTCTTGGGTTCCTTCTTCTTTTTATTATCACTCTCGCTACACCTAACTATTAATCGTGGTCTTGATATCGTAAACATTATGTATACTATTTACCCCGTTTTTTTTCCTTCATACTAGATTTCTCCTTTTCAAGTTCTTCTAAGATCTTATAGTAAGCTCTCTGTTCTCTACCTTCTGAGTACATACAATGTGAACTTATTCTATCTATACGCTTTTCTATATTCTGAATGTCATCTTTTTTAGAAGATTTAGTCCTTACAGGCATTCGGTTCAAAACGGGGGATGAGAGTGATATTCTCAACATACTATTACTTTCGATTTTTATAAACGATTGCGCGACCCTTCGAATTTGTATTAATAACACTTTGACTATGTTTAAATTTATTTGCCTCCTGCTGGATATTAGCAAGCTTCTTGTTCTTGTTAAAGAACTTTACGGCCATAATCTTATCGTTTCGTGGTGCCTTAGGTATGTATACATTACCTTTAAGACGTTTCAAGTTATAATCTTCAATTAACATTTCCCTGAGTGTTTTGTCTCCTATGTTTAGGGTCATTCTCGCTGGGTCTCTTTTGTAACAGGTTTCGTAGACTCTGACGTTTGACATTTAGTATTACGTAACATTTTAGTTTCGTATTCTGATAGAGCTAACCACGAACCGACACCGACACCGGCGCCGACAAGTGATGTAAGAGATAAAGTTGCAAGTGATAAAAGTGTATGTTTCATAATAATTACATTCTATTTAGATATTTCTGAATGGAAATAAGCACAGAAATTCTTAAGTGCTGGTAAAATTTCCGACTTCCATTTCATTTGATCTCTATGAATCAAATACGTTTTACGTTTATCATTATACTGTTCGATAAGTTCGCATTTATCAAGATCTAACATTTCCATATAGACTTGACACTGAATTTCTTCGTACAATCTAACACTATTGAATAGACCCCTCGTCCTGTTCTTAATTTCAATAATAGTTTTATCATCCCTGATACGATCTATCCGTCCACAAATTCGGTAAGTTGTTCCTTCAATCGAACACACTTCGTATTTATAAAAGGTTTCGTCTTCTTTTAAATCATCGTAATTTAAAGCTGTGGTTTCTTCATGTCTCGTACCGTGATTTGTAAACAATGTTTTACGAAAGTGTTCTTCGACCAGTTTTATATCTGGTTTAGAAAGGTTTGATTTCATATGTAATTGATTTGAGACCGCGTTAAACTTTCTTTCGATGTCCGAACTGTTCATTGATTTGTACGTTTCTGTATCTTTAAACAAAAGTCTTGATGCACTACACTTCTGAATTGTATCCAGGGCTTCCTGTTCCCTTGTTTTACCTTCAAACGTTTCGGGTGCGTATTTCGACCATAAATTGTCGAGAACCTCTTTTGGTTTCTTGTATGGATTCATACCGATGATCGAGGCAATATCACTCGCTTTGAGTGTTACCTTTTCAATACCAACATCTTTCAGTTTAAATTCATTATCACGAAGAAGGGGGTATATTGTACCACACGCTCTACTGTCGTTCAAAGCGTCGTGTGCATCAAACTCTTTACCGAAATAGTGTTTATACACGGTCAAAAGTTTATGATTATATAATCCAGGTAAAACGGAGCGTGCCATTTTAAGTGTATCCACAAAATGTACGTGTTTAAATGGTTCTGTATCGAACCCCCTTCGATAACACTCCGAAAAGAAACAGTTTTCATCAAACGAACTATTGTGTGCCACGAGTATAGACGTATTCGAAACAGCTTCTTTAAAAGCTGCGTACACGTATCCGAAAGGTTGTCCTTTGTGTATTGCGTGTTCGTGTGTAATACCGTGAACATTAGTAGACTCTTGTGGTACATTAAATGTATCCGGATAAACAAGTCCGTGATATGAACTCAATTCACGTCCTTTAGATGAATATTTTACGAAAGCGAGTGTAAGCATACGACACCTATCGAATAAATGTGTATTTTCTTGTGTTGCTTTTTTGTAACCCATTGGAAGACCAGTGGTCTCCGTATCCCATGCAATGTAGTTCATTGTGTTACTTTTGCATGTGACATATTCTTTATACTACTTAGGTGATTAAAATAACGCGATTCCACCATTTAAATGTTCGACGATACTTAATGCCAATAATCCAACCATGGCCCCTCTACCATTAATAAGTTCGGCACGTTTCGTAAACGGACCATATTCTTGTTCGTCATCACCACCGTTAACCTTTGGTGCAAGAGATGCCGATAAAATCAAAATCGATAAAAGTGGAATAATAAAAAAACCTCCCGATGGGTACGTAACCGTATCGGTCACACCATCACTAAGTGTAAACGTTCTCGTATTGAAAACTTGATTCCAAAGTGATTCTTGTTTCGTTAATTCATAATATACCGCGAGAGACCACCCGACTTGCGCCACGCGACCATTAATCTTTTCAATAGACTCCGCATTTTTGAATACTGATAAAACATTTTCCTCGTATTGTTTTACGTCGTCGTATTTGGTATACTTCGCGAATGTTTTAGTAGTCTTACGTAAATTTGGTTTCTTAAATGTAACAAAATTTGCTTTTTGTAAACTGATCATATTATATATACTACAACATCTAATTCTTTAATCTACTTCTTCAATAGTCGGTCCAGAAGTTGTCGCGGGTTCCGGTTCACCACCTTCCTCTTTCTTTTCTTCGGCGTACATCTTTGCGATGATTGGTGTGCACACGTCCGTAAGTTCTTTCTGTTTAGCCTCAAACTCCTCGGTTTCTGCAGATTGGTTCGTATCTAACCATTCGAGTACCTCCGAAACCTTCGTTTCGACCGTTTCCTTATCCTCACCTTCAATCTTTTCGACCGTTCCTTTCATTTGGTAACAATAGTTTTCTAGACCATTCTTCGCCTCGACCCTTTTCGCGTACTTTTCGTCCTCGTCTTTGTACTTTTCCGCATCTTGGACCATCTTTTCAATGTCTTCTTTCGATAACCGTCCCTTATCATTCGTAATGGTAATCTTTTCCGAATTACCCGAGGCCTTATCTTCTGCGCTTACGTTCAAAATACCGTTTGCATCAACATCGAACCTTACATTAATTTGTGGTGTACCCCTCGGTGCGGCTGGAATACCCGTTAAATCAAATGTACCAAGTAAACTGTTATCGGTCGCCTTCGTACGTTCACCTTCATAGACTTTAATCGTCACCGCGGGTTGATTATCTTGTGCCGTCGAGAAGATTTGTTCTTTCTTAGATGGAATTGTCGTGTTTCTCGGAATAACAGGTGTCATAATACCACCCATAGTTTCCAATCCCAGTGACAAGGGTGTTACATCCAAGAGTAACAGGTCTTGAACAGATTCGTTCCCTTCACCCGTTAAGATGGCGGCTTGAACAGTTGCACCGTATGCAACCGCCTCATCAGGGTTAATTGTTTTATTCAACTCTTTACCGTTAAAAAAGTCCGATAACATCTGTTGAATCTTTGGAATGCGTGTTGAACCACCGACCAAAACAAGTTCATTAATTTTCGATTTATCGATCTTTGAGTCTCGGAGTGTTTTTTCGACAGGTTCCATACATTTACGGAACAAGTCCATACACAGTTCCTCAAAACGCGCGCGGGTAATGGATGTATAGAAATCAATACCGTCGTATAACGAATCAATTTCAATTGTTGTTTGTGTCGTTGAAGACAACGTTCGCTTTGCGCGTTCACATGCCGTTCGTAAACGACGAAGAGCACGTGGATTACCAGAAATATCTTTCTTATGTTTACGTTTAAACTCTTCAGAGAAGTGTCGAAGGAGTCTCGAGTCGAAATCTTCACCACCCAAGTGTGTATCCCCCGCGGTCGCTTTGACTTCAAAGATACCCCCTTCAATGTTCAGTACCGAAACGTCAAACGTACCACCACCAAGGTCAAAAATGAGTACGTTCATATCCTCATCTTTGTTCTTATCGAGACCGTACGCGATAGCCGCCGCCGTTGGTTCATTAATAATACGAAGACAATTCAGACCAGCGATAGTTGCCGCATCTTTCGTCGCTTGTCGTTGCGAATCGTTAAAATAGGCTGGGACCGTTACAACCGCATCCGTTACTTTCTTACCGAGATACGATTCCGCGATATCTTTCATTTTGGTAAGAACCATAGATGATACTTCTTCAGCCGCAAACTGTTTCGTTTCACCGTTAAAATCAACTTCGATCATGGGTTTATCCGCAGCACCGGGGATAACCTTATACGACCAATCTTTCATATCGTCTTGGACCTGTTGGTCCGAAAACTTTCTTCCGATAAGACGCTTTGCATCAAAAACCGTGTTTTTGGGGTTCATGGCCGTTTGGTTCTTCGCCGCGTCCCCGATAAGACGTTCATTATTTTCCGTAAACGCGACGTACGATGGGGTCGTTCGATTCCCTTGGTCGTTCGCGATAATTTCTACGCGGTCGTTTTGCCAGACGCCGACGCACGAATACGTTGTTCCTAAATCAATACCGATTGCTTGAGTCATTTTATATATTTTGTACACGCACTATTTCTTTATGTAAAAAAAATATTGTTTGAAGGTAAGATAATGTTAAGTAGAAATTTAACCGCGGGTAGTAAAACAGAAACAGTTACTAGTAATAACAAGAAATCTAATAAAGTTACAATTATAAATCAGGGTCGTGGGATTTTGGTAAACAGAAATTCACAAGCATATAGAAATTATTTAGTCAAGCAGGCAAATATTAAGAAGTTACAAAATAAATCTAATAACATTTCTAAAAATATTAAAAATACAACTTTATTAAAGAATTTTTCAAGAAGATATTTACACTCGTGTTTCCTAAACACTTATACAACTCTCGCTTATCTGACAGGTCAGAGTACTATTTCAGATGCAGTTCTATTCAGGTATATAATATCATTTGAAACACTTTTATCTAAAATAAACGGTAATTTAAATACTAATAAAGAAAAAATATTTGAAAATTTATGGAATAAAACACGTGGTTATGAAAAAAGTAACAAATTTTCAACTACTACTGATATAGAACAACATTTAAGATATTATAAAACCATTATGAAAAACGGATTTAAAAGTCCAGGTAATTCCAGACTTGCTGCTTTGTCGAGAAATCTTAAATAAAATATTATTATAATATAAGATGTCAAATATTAAATCAATTTGTGATACTAAACCATTGTTTATGTTAGGTTTACGTAATGAGGTTGGCGGACTTACACTTGGTATACCTTTAGTTTATGATGGATTATTAGCTGATCACGTTTTACATACTTCAGATGGTTCCTCTCATCCATCTCAGTTAGTAGTTTCGGATTTTAGAAATCAAACATCATCATCACTTATAACGGGTGAAAATGCACCTTTTTTATCCGAAGTACCCAATATCCTGGTTAAAACAGGACAGAGACAAAGTAAAGCCGGTTTACTTACCAAACTTGATCGGGAAAAAGTAAAAATACTTAAGAGTAGATACCGAACTATCACTAATTCGTCGAGTTTAAATAAATTTTTTATTCAATCATTCTCTAAATCTGGAAATGCGCCAACTGTTGCACAATATTCTAAGATAATGAAAGATATACAATCTAAAAAAACCATTAAAAATCTTCAGGGAAGTCCTTTAGAGTATAAAAGAATTTTAGATTATTTTCAATTTACTTTAGTTAAAACACTTAATGCAAATGATAAACTCTTTTTGTATAGACCAAGTGTTCATAAAATACATGATAATCTATCAAAATTTACTAATTATAAAGAATCTATAATGAGCTCCTATAATTCTCAAGATGAAAATGATTTCCATTTATATGACAATGCTTATTTCGCTACAAAAGATCGTCCAGCAGCTTTAGCTTCTGTGATTAGAGGAATAAAAACATTATTTAAACGAAGTAGTACAGTTGAAGGTGCATGGCGTGCGTACGCATTTAAAGGTAACACACAGAATAATATTTTAAAAATAAGAAATTATATAAAACAGGATCTCGACAGTTTAAAGATAAAAATAAGTGATTATATATCTTATAATTATACTACATCTAAAGGTGATATAAAATATTTTTTAAACTATAGAAATTTTTTACAGGCAAACAATGATACGATAAGAACCAAAATATTATTTTATTGGATATTTAATTATCCATCTGACACTGACGGTAAACTATTACAGAAGTTTATATCTATTTTAGATACTTTTCACGATTTTACAGGTGTTAGATCTACCGGTAAAAGTATAAATCAAGGTGGCTTTAATAATATATGGCCATCTGGATCTAAAGCGTTTTCGAATACTAAAAAAATGAATTTTGATAAGTTTTCGGTTAATAACGTATTAAAAAATGATTCTGGTTTCGTTGTAAAGATTTTAGGTAGAAATATATACCGAATGGCTAAGGATAACGGTGTATCAGAAATTGTTGCAAAACAGAATACAAGAAATTTAGGTGTTTCAAAACAACGTAAATTATCTCATTTACTTTACTTTTTTACAAATATACTTGGAGGATCAAAAGGTCTTACGCATATGTGTGAAGAATATATAAGTCAAATACTTATAAATGTTGGTGAAAAAATAGAAAAGAATAATTTTTGTAATGTTTTGAATAAAAATGGTAAACATGGTCTTGTTATAGATATTTTCAGTCAAGGTGGTCTTGATTGTATAAAAAAACAAAGTTCTATACACGCTGTTGGAATAATGGACCCAGCGCGTAGGTCTGCAGAGTCTTGGAAAGAAATTGTATCAGCTGATGGACATACATGTACGGGTAGAGGAAGTAAAATACCAGTAAAAATCGATTTAGATTTAGATGATGAAAAACAACTTGTTAGAATTAACAATGAATATAAGAGACAATTAGAAGAAATTAGAAGAATGAATGGAAACCATAGAACTACTGGTGCGTCTAATGTTCCGGGAAACAAAAGATCTAGAACAAATAATAAATCTAATAATATGAATCCACAGAGTCAACAACGCAAGATACGTAAGGCTGTAAGACCAACTCGGGCCAAAACCCCTAAATAAAATGTATGTAATATAATAATGTCGAGAAGAGTGGGATTAAATATCTCAAATCTTGAGAAAAGTATCGAAGAAGCAGAAAATAAACGTTCACAAGCGGAAAAAAAATATTCAGACGCACAAAAAGAACGGTTAGAAATGGAAAAAGTAGCACAGATGTTTATTATTTATACGGCAGTAAAAACAGCTGAAGAAAAAGCACGTGTAGAAATGGAAAAGGCAAAAAAAGAATCTAATAAACGTGCAGAAACTAAAGCTAAATCTAAAATTAAAAAGGCGTCAGAAAAGATTACTAAAATTTTAGAAAACGGAAGAGAAGTTGCCGATCTTTTCTTTAAGTTAGCTAGTATATGGACAAAAGCTAATAATGGTAAAAAAAGAAAAAGTGTTGAAGCGAACGCTAAACAATTAGCTAACAATGCAAAAAAAGCCGAAGAAAAAGCCCGAAAAAATGCAGCGAATGAAGCGAGGTATGAACGAAGGGCTCTGCGTCAATTTCATAGGAGAGAAGCAGAAAAAAAGGCTGAAGCTGCAGCCAATGCAAACAGAAAGGCTGAAGACAACGCAAAAAGACAGGCTAACGCAAATGCAAAAAAACAGGCTGAAGCCCAAAGAAGAAAACAGGCTGAAGCCCGAAGAAGAAAGGCTGAAGAAAATGCAAAAAAAGAGGCTGAAGCCCGAAGAAGAAAGGCTGAAGAAAATGCAAAAAAAGAGGCTGAAGCCCAAAGAAGAGAACAAAAATACGCTAAATCTAACAATGTATATAAGGAAGCTATACAAAAATTACAACATATCAAAAGTAGTAGAATGCTCCTAAAAGAAAAGTTAAACCAAGGTAGAAAAGTATTTCATAGAGCGTCGTTGATAATTCACCCAAATAAAGGTGGTAAAGAGGAACTTTATAAGAATCTTAGTAGTTACTATAACAATTTTAAGAAAATTAAAAAATAAATATCAAATCAAATCATCATTTTTAAAAATCCCGAAAGTACCGGGTTTTGAAAAGTGTGGAAATTATTTCGTCATTTTACTAAGTATCGTCGCAAGTTCGACTAATATGACCGTATGGTGTGTCATGACGAGCGCTTTTGCGCGTCTCGTTTTTGGGGAAAAGTCACCGTACCCTACTGTACTCATGGTCATGAGTGAAAAGTAGTATGGGTCGAGTGGGTCGTCTGAGAACCCAAAATCTTCTTTCATCGTAGAGTACAAGTACCCATAAACGAGTGTTATGATAAGTGCTATTGTAACTGCTTTGTTCAACATTGTTTTATTAATACCTTATATTTTATTGTAACTTCGCGAGCTGACGCGCAACTTTCAAAATCTTTTTTGGGTCTTCGCCAGTATTCATTCGCGATTTTAATTTTATTTTATTCGACTCTTTGATTTTAATTTTGTTAAGTTTTTCTCTCGTGTCTTTGACGAGAATGTTTCTATTTTTAGAAAGGGATAATTTAACTTTCATATCGGCACACAAATCCTTTATCGTTTTCTTTTTACCGCCTGTCTTCGTTACTGGTACATTTTCCTCTTTCGCAACCTTAACAAGGTCGGCTTTTTTGTACCCTTCACATTTTCGTTTACCGATCTTAACCACCCCCCTTTTGTTTAAGGACATTTTACCGACCGATGAAATAAACTTGACAAGTTCAATATCTTTTCGGTAAAGTCTTTGGCGATCGAATGGGTTTTTATGTAAAAGTATTATATCTTTATTCATATTTGATAATTTTGAAATAGAATTAGAAATCTCAGCTTGATTTATATTGAAATTTCCCATATTTCCAAACATATATCTATCCTGTAATTTCAAGAATGTTTTTATAGTTAAATACTGATTATTTCGTTTTATATAGACGGCTACATCCCCAGCTTTAAATTTTTCGTATGCTATAAAATTTTCGGCGTTATTTGTTAATTTTACGTTTCTCATCTTACTAGTAACAAATATCTTTTTTTTTTCGGTGTTATAAGTAAGATGTTTCGTCGTAAATACAATGAATCAGCCTATGAACCACATATTTTGGAATTTTTGCGTGAATATTATAATGCAAAGTTCCCATATTTTGCGTTAAAAAATAGTTGTTTTTGTCCATCTAGAGGACCCAAACTTACTAGATTAGGATCGTGTAATTTAATAAGAAGGACTAGTCGTTCTAAGTTAAGAAATACAAATTTAACGAGCGTTTTATTCGTAAATATGTCTAGTGTGTATATTCAGGTGACAGTTGAAGGTAGGTGTACTCAAGTAACTGGGTGTGGTATAGGGCTTATGGGAAATAATGTTGGTATGAGTGTAGACCCATCTGAAAACAAAAAACAAATCTTCAATCTTTCTCCTAAATTAAAAGAAAATAATTTTATTAAAAAATTTAGGGGAAAAAGATGGTATTCTAAATTGCTATATAGCTGCGAAGATGATAGTACCGAAGATAAAATATCTACATGCCTTGCATCGTCCAGTGCATTAATTGATCCGTGTACATATACATATTATTGTTCCGCACGAATTATAGATAAAAATGGTAAAACTATCCGAAATTTATTCAGTGAAATATTACACCATTCTAATTGTGACGTATTGTTTAAAGATAAACATATAGATACAGAAACGATAGATAATTGGATAAAATTGAAAAGTACGTAGTTATCATCTAATTTCTCTTTTTATTCTGAACAATATGAATATAAAATTGCTTAAAAAAAGATAATCTTGACCGTCCACCATATACTTTATTCGAATATATTTTTTAAATCTCGTTCGCTTCTTCAAAACTATCATACGCATCCATATATGCTTGCATTGTAGCATCCTTTGGTTTCAATCGGTCTCTTAAATCACACGATGCTATCATTTCGTATACAAGACTCCCATCGACGATTTCCTCTTCGACGAGTATTTCTTTCAAGTGTTCGAGTTTAACGCGGTATGCATTAAGAAGTTCTTTCACTTCTGTGTAGCAATTTTCAACTATATCATGTATTTCTATATCGATATGGTTTGCTGTCACGGGAGATATAAGATCAGGGTTAATATTCATTTTACCTATAGTTTCACTCATACCGTACGTAGTCACCATTTCACGCGCAATGTTAAATGTTTGTTGAAAATCACTGGATGCACCCGTAGTAACATGTTCTCTCCCATAAACAACTTCCTCCGCGGCGTGTCCACCGAGTGCAACCTTAATTTGTGATAAAAGGTAGTCTTTCGTATACATACCTATATCATCCGTCGATGGTTGAAAATATGTAACACCACCCGCGTCCCCTCTTGGTAGAATACTCACTTTACGAACTTCATCGTATTCTTGCATGAGTACACCAATAATGGCGTGTCCCGCCTCGTGGTATGCAACTCGTGCCTTACGCGCTTCAGAAACGGCGCGGTTTCCTTTAGCACCAACAACTATTCTTTGATACACGTCTTCAATAATATCTGGTGTTATCATTCCAGATTTTTCATCGCGGACGGCTCGTATCGCACACTCGTTCATAACATTTGCGAGATCGGCACCAGAAAACCCCGTCGTTTGTTTTGCAAGATCACGAAGACTTGCTTCTGGACTTAAAATTTTATCTTTAGCGTGTACTTTGAGTATTTCTTCGCGTCCATGAACATCGGGTAAAGAAACTTGTATTTTACGATCGAATCTACCGGGACGTAATAACGCATCGTCGAGTATATCGATACGATTTGTTGCACCTATAACAACAATTTCAGTTTCATTCTCGAAACCGTCCATTTCCGTTAATAATTGGTTAATTGTTTGTTCACGCTCATCATTTGCCGCAAACCCATTCATACTTCTTTTCTTACCAATCGCGTCAATTTCATCTATAAATATAATACACGGTTGGTTTTCGCGCGCCAATTCAAATATATCACGGACTCTTTTTGCACCTACACCTACAAACATTTCAACGAACGATGAACCCGAACACTGAATAAAAGGAACGGAAGATTCACCCGCTATAGCACGTGCTAAAAGCGTTTTACCCGTACCTGGTTTTCCTGTTAATAATGCACCCCTTGGTATTTTAGCACCGGTACCAAAGTATTTTTCGGGTGCCTTAAGAAAATCAACAATTTCTTCGAGTTCATCCTTAGCACTATCTATACCCTGAACATCATCAAATCGCACTGTTATTTGACTTTCCACATCAATGTCGTTTTTCATCATAGAAAAAGGACTTTGTCCAATACCACCACCCGTAAACATTCTAAAAATTGCAAAGAAACCTATAGTAATGAACATGAACGATATAAAATCATTAAAACTTCCACCAATTGGTGTTCGAACTAAATCAAAATCAACTTGACTTTCGGACATCGTTTTCCAAAAATCTTCCGAAGGTGTGTAATACGATGTACCTACAGTTCCATTTTTTTCTTCGAAATATACGATATCACTTTGTGGATTTATTTCCGCTTTAACGATTTCGTTTTTCTTAACACCTTTGATAAAATCACTATATATTCTATGTTCATATTCTGGTTTCTTTTCTATTTTTAAGGGTGGGGAACTAAATAATTTTGATACGGTTAACATGGTCCCCATTATACTTAATTGTAAGAATATAATTATAATAATTGGACGTTTATCTATAAATTTTTGTATTTTTTTACGCTTTTTTCTTAAACGTTTACGGAACTGTTTCCAGTTCATCTTATAGTATATTTTTAAATTAAACTCTAGTATATCTCGCAAAAATCTCTTTTTCACCTGTGTAATATAACTTATACGATTCAATAATACTTGGTACTTTGTATTTATCGGGCATACACGCCGGTATTCGTGTAAGTCCATGTTTAAAATCGTGTATAGGGTAATACGCGGTTTCACTTTCACGAAGTTCGAAGTGTGAAGGTTTATTTTCGTATAACCAAAGTATATGTTTCGAACACGCGTGTATTTTACCGAACCGTTTTTTGTATTCGAGTGCGAGGCACATCCCTATTTCACCCGCAAAATTATAATTATCAATACTGGATGATATCCATAATGTTGTAGGGTGTTTCTTATGTGCAGCTTTGTACCCTCGACGTGCTCCGTTTACGGTATAAGGTGCATTTGATTCTACGTATTCGGTTTGATCCGAGTAAAACCATGCGGTATACATCATTTGACATATTTCAAGTAGAATCTTGATTACATGTTGATCACAGTACATATAAGCAAGCTCTTCGGGATTCATCGAGAGAAAAAATATATTCATTTTGTAAAATTGTATTTTTATTAAAAAGTGTTCTAACTTAAGTTTTATTCATCGCCTCCATCTGACACGTAATCATCTTCAACGACTTCTTCTTCGTCACCTTCATCATCAACAACAATTGCCTCGTCTTCCTCAGGTTCATCATCTTCTTTATTTTCTTCTTCTGGATCTTCATCGTCAATGTTTTCCGTTTTCGGGTTCGGGTTCCAGCTTTCTTATCCGCTTTCTTCTTTTTGTTTCTCGACGCTGTTGAAGGTGCGTCAAATCTTTTCTCCAGTATTTTCCATTTCTTTTCTATGAGTTCGTTACGTTTCTTGTATTTTACCATCATGGAATCTATAAACTCTTGTGAATATCCAATTGATTTTAATGTACTTGTTATACTCTTTATTGGTGGTATCTTATATTTTGAATAATACTTTTCATTTAGTACCGCCATTTGAGGTAGTATTTTCACGCGAACTTTACCTGATTTTAATACGTTTAGATTAACCACAATTTGATCGAGGTATTCAATATGAGTCTCGATAGAATCGTCAACTTTTTCATATGGTGGCATTTCTTCAACATACGGTTTTTTAAATGGAATGCCCATTTCTTTACAGTTTCTTTCCAAACTTTCTAAATAATCTTTCTTATTCTGAACATAAAAGGGTTTTTTCTCTATAGTATTATCATTTTTACCATATAAAATATTATATAAAAAGGAACCGGGTGTGAGTTTCGTCATTTTTTTACTTTATTATACTAAAATTTTATTACAACTTAGGTCTAATTCACATTCTAAAATTTGATGGGCCGAAAAGTATTGGAGTGACTCATAGGGTCCCCAAAGTTCGATAACTTTTCGTTCCTTATCGTACCACATGTATGAAAGATCAAGGTATCGCGTTAACCAATAAAATTTCTTACCACTTTTACCGATAAACTTGAAAATATCGTCTTCTTCATACATTGACACGTCCATTTGACTGTAGTGTGTGTTTGGTGGGTTGTACGGAGCCATCTTCTTTCTTATTATTAGTACTAAGCGTCTCCTGTTTAAGTCTAATATACTTTTGTGTATATAATCCTTTTTTAGCCTTCTTATCGTTCTTTGTGACACGTTTCTTAAAGGGGTCCATTAATACTATAGAGCGAGATTACTTTAATCCACACGCACCACAATACTTTTCATTTTTGTTTGGTTTATACATAAAGGTATAAAGGAGCACGAGAGCGACTACGGAAGCTGGTAACATATATTGGTTTTTCATTTATAGTATACCTATATTAAAATTCTTCGTCGTCTAGAGATACATCCGATTCCGATTCGTCGTCTTCTGAAGAGGCTAATTCATATTCAAAATCAGATTCATCAACCTCGGCATACATGCCATTCTTAAGTTTTTCGTATAGACCCGTATTTTCGAGATTAGTAGTGTCGTAAAACCCAGATACAGCATCTTTCATGATAGTAGTAGTTTCTTCCGTATCAAAATCCCATTCACCGTCACCGTAATATTCTAATAATGCTACTTCATATTCATTATAACAATCTTTTATTATTTTCGCGATAGATTTAAACCCGTCATCAAAATCAACGTCAATTATCTGGGTTTCCATTTTATTTTAGATGTTTTTAATTCTTAAAGTATATTAAATGGACGCAATTCTTAAAAATAGAGTGATAGATGAAAAAGACGCCGTTATGTTCGACATAGACGATACTCTTATTTTTACGAATGGTAATGCGAATGTTCCTATTATTAAGTTATTACATTATGCTAAACATTTAGGCTATAAAATTATCATTATTACAGCTCGTCCAGCCATGAAATGGAATTTAGAATTTACTCAGTATCAACTTAAACAATATGGTATACCATACGACCAGCTTGTGTTAACACCAGCACATAATAAAGGTAATATTAAACGTGAATCCGGTTTAAATTATATTTTATCTGTTGGTGACATGGATACGGATTTAACACATACACAATACGCCATGAAAATTATGATTTCCACCTAGAATTACAGTTATGACACGTAACAAATACAGTCATAGGTTCATCAGCACTACGTGTTTGCATTTGATAAAAGGTTGTTTTATATGATTTACACCGATTACATCTAAACATACCCTTATATTCGGGGTCGTTAATCATATTTGTAACCCAATCCTTTTTCATATTCTGTCTAATATTTTCTTCTAATAATTTTGAATATGGTCCATTGGGCCATAAACCCTGATGTGATAATTCTAAAACACTTTTTGGTTTTAATTCACCGCTCAAAATACGATCTTTGAGTGTCGGTGAATGTATTAAATTATGTTTAATTTTGAGAAACGTATGTTTATATCTGTTTACGAAGAATCGATTCTCAGCTGCTGGTACATCACCAAGTTCATTTGTTCTGCGTATGGTCGTATTATACGTAGACTTTTCCAAATTTATACATGTTGTATCTTCTTTCGGTAAGCCTAGAAGCTCAGCATATTTTTCAAGTGTATATTGTCTCGATAACATTTTTAATACTTTGTAAATTAAGCTCTACTTAAGTGTGGCATTTTAACTTTTTTACAATCACCAAAAGATTCAGGAGAACATTTATTAAATGGATCGGATGTGGTAAGTGGTCTATTACGTGTTTCTTTCCATTCTGTATCTAATACAAGATTTGTGTATATCTCGGACTCTCTGAGTATAAAGAATACGATAACGAGGGCAATTAATGATATGACAGCTTTGTTCATTTATTAAAAGCAACTTTTTTATTTGTACATCCTAGGAATGACAGTTGCAGTTTTAGTAAATGAGGGGAAAAATGATATTCATGAAATAGATTTAGATATTTCACCTGAAAAAAATGAAATTTATAAAATTTTACGGGGTAAAGCCACATTTCTAGGACAATGGCCTGATAAATCTGTTGTTATAGTCGTATGTGATTCGTCTATTTTCGAATTATCTATGAATTTAAATAGACTCCCTAGACCATTTACAAATATGACTGTTATGGGTAAGATTTTACTCATACGAATGGACGAAGACTCTGAACCACAGAATTTTACACTCAAGGAGTATCATCATATGACAAAAGAGACACACCCCAGAACGAGATCCTCTGCACACTTAATCAGTCGCCCCTTGAGTAGGAATGAAAGCTACTCCTCGGAAGACAGCTTGTGTAAACTTCATACAAAGTTGAAAATGTGATTCTGCCCATTCCATTGGATTTGACATTTTTATACCAAATGGGTTATCGTTTACTATTTTCATGAAATCGACACTACCATACTTTTCTTGATTGCTTGCTTTTGACATGGATACATCTATTTCTTGTAACCATTCAACGTGTTCCTTTTTTGTCGGGTCGAATTTTTTAACAAAAGACATTTATATTATATATTCATACACCCTTTAACCTCGTATTCAATCGCGATTTATAATATCTATCATCTGCCTCACCTTCTATTTTTTGTCCGGACATGTTTATTCTTAACAAATCTTCCTTATAACTAAAATTGTGACAATAAAAATACGATATACCCGTTCCGGCTGACATTTCATCCAGTTGACTTCTAACTTTTTCTTCTAAATAAACGTATTTCTTTACTTCTTCGGGGGTTCGTCTTTTTGCTAATATATCTGCATTTATACGTGCAACGGGTTCCTGTAAATTCATATCGGGCCAAACACCATATGCGGAGCGATATTCACTTATATAACTTATACATTTACGAGCAGTTTTCTTTTCACTAAAACATATAATACGTGGTGTACCATCCGGATCTATTATAGTTGTATATCCACCTCTTATAATACCTATAAAATGAAACTGCATCTTATAATAAAAAGAGAAAAATCTTTATACCTCATCCATGGACTTAGATGTCTCTAATGTTTTTTCAAGTGATTTTGTTAACATGTTTCGAGATATATCCATATTTTTCTTATGCATTTTTAAACCCAATTTTTCACCATTTGTTTCACTCGTTTCCGATAACCAACGTTTTAATAAACCTTCTCTATTTTCCATAATACGAGTTGCAATATTTGATTTACCATTTTCATATAGAGCCTCAATAAACGCATCACCTGAACTCGGGTTATGTTCATTTGAAAAATCACATAACCAATTAAACTCACTTTTCATAGGCGACATATCCATTTCATATACCTGTCCTAATGTATATTGTGTAGATCTAAATGTGAAATATTTTACAAGTACGGTATCAACGTCATCAAATGTTTGATCAGAATAATCGTTACCGGAAACACATCGTGTTAATGTATGATTTCTATATTTTTTTACAGGTTTAATAGTACATGGTAATCTAATACTTTGTAGCATCATCTTACTATCTTGTTAGAAAAAAAACCTTAAGTTAATTTATACAGATGAACTTCCCAAAAACCCCTGGTCAATGTGAATATTTAAGAGTTATACAGTCTCCAAAACCTATTGTAATCGCAACCGGGCCAGCGGGTTCAGGTAAAACAATGTTTGGGTGTCAGGTCGCAGCCGAAAAATTAGTAAACAAAGAGTGTAACCGTCTTATACTTACACGTCCAATAGTTGCAGCGGATGAAGATATGGGATATTTACCCGGTGAAATGGAACGAAAAATGGAACCGTGGACGAGACCTATGATGGATGTTTTCGAAAATTATCTTACACGCAACCAACTTGAAAAACACGTGTGTATAGAACCATTAGGGTTTATGAGAGGTAGAACATTCAATGATTCGTTTATAATCGCAGATGAAATGCAAAATAGTACACCTAACCAAATGAAGATGCTTTTAACGAGATTGGGTGATAATTCTAAAATGATCGTCATGGGTGACCTGAAACAAAGTGATTTAGGTCCAAGAAACGGTCTTGCTGATCTTGTTAAACGAATAAAATGTTTGGAATTAGAATATATCGAACATGTCATCATGGACGATGACGACATCTTGCGACATCCAGCCGTTGCTGAAATTCTTAAGTTGTATTAATGTTTTTTCATTTCGTTTATCCGTTCTTTAACATTTAAAACCTTCTGTTTATACTGAATTAATTCTTCTTTATAAATATCTGTCCATTCTTTCATCTGATCAAGTATTTTTTTATTACGATAGTACCACGATATTACATCTTTACTTACCTTATCACATGCCGAATATTCATCTAATATATACTTGTCATCATCGGTAGACATGTGTATTTTGTGAAATTCTAAAATGTTCTCAAGATGTGCCATATTCTTAATATTTTCTATATTAAGTGCATCAATGCATTTCAGTTCTTCTTCGAGCATATAGATTATTGAGATATTATTTTTTTAATTAAAGATATAAGTATATTTTTAATAAAATGGAATTTAAAACTATAACATCAGACGATAACCCGTGTTTAGGTGCAGCTGTAGATGATTGTCATTTGGACCTTGTATATGGTTTAATAAGAAGTCATAAACCCGATAGTGTTTTAGAACTGGGTGTGGGTAGTGGTAGAACTACAGCAGTTTTATTAAAAGCTCTTAAAAAAAATGGTAATATTAAAAAATTAACCTTGGTTGATAATTGGATCGATTGGAAAGGTGATAAACCTACACATATCCAGGAATTAGAAGAGTATGTTGATATCATTGAGTGCGACGAAATGAAATTTATATTCTCATGTAACCAATCGTTTGATTTTATTTTTTCTGATGCTGATCATTGGAATACCGATAAATGGTTTGATTATGTATACGATCGTATTTTGTCGGAGAATGGAATTCTTATTTACCACGATGTTTCATGTGAAGAAAACTTTCCCAAACATGAATTACGGTTCCCAAATTTAGAAAATATTTTAATAAAGTGTAAACAAAGAGGTATATCACACGTACATTTAGATAAATGTTCTACTTCCGAAGAGAGATGTTACCGAGGATTTCTTGTTATTTTCAAATCACAATTAAAAAATATAACGGTATCAAATAACAGATTATTAGTTAATAATTAAATATACATCTCGATTTCTCCACATCTCTCCGTAATCATTCGTACCTTTTATATCTGAATTATCAGCGCCTTTTGCGTTGTTATATTTACATTTTATAAATCTTATATTTTCAAAACGTATGTCTTCTTCCGATGTATGTTGACCTATAAGACATTTATCCATATTTGCTCTGATATAATCTATAGAAGCGTTCATATAAGCACCTGGACCAGTTGGGTATAAACAATCTAAACCGTAATGTTTATGTTCTATGTTCCATTTTATGAGTTCTATCATTTTTTTAGATATAGGATGTTTTGGAATAGAACCTATGAAAGCTGTATACATACAATTCTGGTTAGGTGGACAATCAATACTCGTATAATATTCTTTTTCTGTATTATTTAATAAATCAAGGGGTTGTAGACATATTTGTCTTATATCTGAATACCACCCACCTTCATTATATAATATTAAATGTCTCATAAAATCACATCTATATGAATACGGTTTTAAAGTTTTATATAAATTTAAGGTTTCTTCGTCAAAATGTTCATTTATATATTTAACACAGTCATCTCCAGAATATATCTTTACTTTATATTCCGGATTTAATCTATAAAAAGATTCGAGAGCTTTAGATAAACCTTCGGGTATTTTTGGAATTTTACCATCGTCTACTAAAAGAACTTTATGAATTATCTTTGGAATCATTATATTAAAGGTTATAGTATTTTCTTTAATATAATGAGAATATCTTACGCTATTTGTGTGTGTAACGAATCTCGCGATTTATTTTCACTCGTATCGTTCTTACTAAAAGTTAAGGACGAAGAAGACGAAATTAATATTTTAGTTGATACTGCACACGTCACCGATAATGTTAAAAATGTTATAAAGTATTTTGGTGATAAAATAGTTACGTGTGAAAGAGACTTTGATGGTAACTTCGCAGAACACAGGAACTTTCATTTAACAAAGTGTTCCGGTGATTATATATTTATCATGGATCCAGATGAAATGCCTAAAGAAAATCTTATCGTAAACCTTAAAAAAATGATAAACGATTCCGGTGCTGAACTGATAATGGTACCAAGAATAAATATTCACCCAGGGTTTACACAAGAATGGCTTGAAAAATGTAAATTTAAAACGAATGAAGTCGATTGGATAAATTGGCCAGATTATCAAGGACGTATTTTAAAAAATGACGAAAATATAAAATGGTCTCGTGGATTACATGAAGTTGTAACAGGTACGGATAAAATAGTACAGTTACAAGCTGATCCAAGGATCGCTTTATGGCATATTAAGTCTATCGAAAAACAGGATAACCGTTGGGACTGTAATGGAAACTATAAAGTTCCGGAATCAAGTAATGATTTATATGATACTTTGATGTAATTATAAATTTAAAATAATTTCTCAGTACATTGTAAATGTCTGAGGTTGTACAAGACCCAAAATTAGCTTCGATTGTTAGAAAATTGAGAACTGGTTCTATTGAAGTTGAAATAGGATACATGCAAATTTTGTTTACCATTATTCTTGGTGTGTTCTTTGTTGCTATTACCGCTCTCGGTATTGATAAATATAACAAATGTGAAGGTATAAAAGATTCCGAAAAATTTCAAAACCTTAAAATGTTTATGAGTCATACTATGACCATAGGTATAACAATACCCGTTGTTCTTTTACTCATGAAATTTGTGAAAAATGAAGGTGGTGTTTTTACCCTTATATATTCCATAATGGGTATTACAGCATCCGCTATCGCGTATAACATTATGTCTCAGGATGAGTGTAAAGATAATGTTGAAGATATGGATAAAAATTTTGCAATTGGTTCTATAGTAGGATGGATCGTTTGCTTACTTTTAGGTGGTTTTTTCACGTTTAAAAAATATCCTAAGTTAGGAGAGGCCTTCAGAAAGAAAACTATTTAATATGGAAATACACGAATCTATGTATTTAATGATTATGCTCTTGGCCCACGTGTTGCGTGGAGCAGGAACATTTACGTTCGAGGAAAAAATGAATATGATTAAGTTTGTATCATATATAGTAAAAAATACGAATATACCCCTTTTAAACACCCAAAATACCAGCAGCTGCCAATCCCGTGAATGCAACCATAGCACCTCGTCCTACATTTCGCATAGCGAATAACTCAAAATCCTCCTCTGTTAATGTCGTAAAAGCACTCGTTACCGAATACGTTGCTAACAGAGTACATCCAAGACCTATCAATGAAAATGGTGGGTATGACATTTGTTCGACAACGTTCAAACCCGTAAGACCCCAGTTTGTAAGTCCCAATACAGACCCATACATTGCCGCTCGTCCATTTACAACTTCAATATATGGGAAATTTGGTCCAGGTGGTGGAGGTCCTTCACTCCCATTAGATGCATTTGTTGTTGGTCGTTTTCGTCTTTTATTTTTTGGTGGAATTGTACCGAATTGTAGTTTATGTATAATTGTTTTCATTCTTCTTTTTTATTAGTGGGTGTACTCTTTAACATCTTTAAGAGTGTATACATACCCAGAAACAAACCCATGGATGAATAAACTACAGATATATTTGACCCTTTTCTATGCTGATAGACGGTCCATAATAAACTCGCAATAATACCCGATAAAATATAAACTATATCGAATTCAGTATCATCACTCGATTTATGTACTTTATTAAATTTATAGAACATTTGATATAAACCTATACTTATAGCAATAATAGGTAAATACTCCGTTGTATCCATATTATAGTTATTAAAGAAATTAATTCTTATAGATATATAAAATGTCCCAAACGCCTGAAAAAATTGTTATGAACTACGATTCTAAATCGAAACAGTCCAAGAACGTCGCTCTGGAAATGAAGAAAATCGTTGAACGGTACCGAGGTAAACGCGTTACCAAGGAAAATGTGTGTGTATTGGTTTCTACACTCATGCTCCAAGCCCAAAACCTCAAAACTATTTCTGGCCCTGATAAGAAAGAACTCGTCACCGACTTGATCTTTTCCATTATTGAACAAATCGATGAAGGTGATGTTGATACCGAATTCGAAACGCTACTCAAGGCTATGGTTCCAGGTATGATTGATAGTTTTGCCATTATGTTAAAAACAAGTGCGGGGTGTAAAAAGTTGTTTGGATGTTTCAAATAAATAACATGACATAAAGTTTCTTCTCGTATAAATAATAATGAAGTTTCCAAATTTAGAAACCATGGTCATGTATGGTGTATACACAATCAGAGACCTTATTTTGTATTCTCAAAACAAACTCGTTAAACGCAATGTTACTATTTTGAATGAGTGTGATCACTGTTCCTTCGTTTTTTCCGGACCTACGTGTACTAACTGTAACGATATTAAAAATAATTCGCTCGTATAATCAAATGTCATATACTACTGTGACTACTTATACGACCAAATTAGGGAGTGAAAGTGAAGTCGAGAGCGACTGTATAAGTTGTTCAGAAAGACGACTCATAAAAAAATTAAAACATACGTTTTTTAAAAAAGGGTTTCGTTTACACCAGTTTTCATCATGGGTCAGTCGAAAACATGGAACTTTAGTGATATGCCGGGAAACCAGTTACGGTGACGGTATATCACTACCTTGTGTTATGTGTCGAAAAATTATAGAAAAACACGATTTAAAGTGGATCGCACACGATGGTGAGAAATGGATTCACTCTCGGAAAACGCCATGTCTTCCAAAATCACGACCCACGAACAAACAAAGAAAACATTTAGGTTTTGGTCTTAATGATTAAACCTAAAGCTGTTTCTAAGTTATTCTCGTTACGTTTGAGTGGCTTTTCTCTTTTCAAACGTAATGTTTCGTTTTTACCGGACGCACTCGTTATATCACTTAGTTTCTTCGTATTTGAAACTATAGGTATAACACGTTCCGGTAAAGGTTCTATTTCTACTTCTCTAGGTTTTTCTACGTCGACTACATTGTTTTCTCTAAATTTATCTATTGATAAGTCACCTCCGAACTCGATAAGTCTTTGTCGGTGTGGTGCTTTTTTTATGGTTCCTATCTTATCGAAAAGTTTACGACGCATCATGACCATATTACCACATATGAGTCCACCGCGATTACACCCATACTTATCGATTGCGTATGTTTTCATGCAACTCCATGAACAGAAGTTACCGGACGTATAGAATTTGTTTCGTCGTTCGTCGTGTTTATGGGGCATGCTTAAAGCCGTACCCTCAAATGGATGACAACACCACCAACACCACATTCATCAGTTAACTTAAACTTACTTTTTTTCTTTAAGTTTAATTAGTTTTTATTACATAACCAATCATCTATAGACACAGTCATAGGATTATTACCACCATTCGCTGTAAAAGAAAACGCCATGATACTTTGTTCTCCAATTGTAAAATCTTTTGAATTTACCGAAAGGTCAGGATATTGATTAGCATAAAACCTTCCTGTTTTACCGTCCCCGACAAAACCGTTTTCGTAAGTACCACCGAGAAGCATAAATTTTACTGTTATTGTTGGTTCGAGACCCTTATCAAGTCGAGTCTTAGCGGTTGAGGGTTTGGTGTTATCGACGGTCGCTATATAACCTGGAGGAATCCCTTCTATTTTCAACTCATTTGGTATCACAGAAGTAGGGGTTCCTTTACTGGTACAAGTGACGGCACCGACTGCATCTGCGGTCGCTTGCGCTTCCGCGTCCTTAATCAATTGCTGTTTATCTTGATCCCATTTACACACCTCCTTAAATGTATAATAACTGTTCATACCCGCCCCCGGTATTCGCGTATAGGTAGACTGACTGACTTGATCACTTTCACATTCAACCTGTGACGTTCTAATATTACATATATTTGTTAATCCCGTACCACCCTTTCCCGGAATCGGTCCACAGGCAGGGTTTAAACCCGCACTGTATGCCACAACTTCTTCCTCGGGTAACACCTCGGCTAATGCATCGGTGAAGTTAGGCGAAGTAGAAGGACCAGGTGCGGGAGCAGGACCAGGTGGAGGACTGGGTTCACCACACGAACTGGTCGCGGTGTCCCAACTACATCTAGAAGGACAATCTGATTGAGTCGTAAATGTACTACACACAGGATCGGTTTTATCCTTCTCTGGCCATTCTACACATTGTTCACCTTCAAAATTACCAAAATCCCACGTTCCGTCTGTACACGTATACGTGAAAAATATTGACGATATTATAGACATGAAACAAAAAATCATTAGTACTATAAATAGTCCAATACTATCTGCCATATTTATAGTATATATACAAAAAAATCTCTCGAACCGCTCAAGCCGCTAAATTAGGACCTTCCGTGACGGGGCCATCGTTCATATACTTATTGGGGCAGTTAGGACCGAGGAAACCTGCTGTCCATAATTTTCTCAGTCCGTCTGCTTTTTGGCATACTTGTGTTCTTACTGTTTTTGTGGCACCATTGACGTGAGGACACGACGATCCATACGCATTTGCAGCTTGAGATACTATATATGTACCATCTTGAACGACCGTCTTTGTCCCGCCGCTGTTGCCGCTGCCTCCGGAGGTTTCTACTTTTCCTAAATCTGGAAACGACCAATTACCCACACAATGAATTGGACAGGCTTGTGTATTACAGTCGAGCTCTCTCGTATAAGCGCCACATGGAGTACCCCCATTTAGAGGGTCTGTAATTGTGTCACGCCATTGCGTTGTTTTACCACCATTACATGATGCAGTACACCCAGTAAGTTGCTTCCAATCACCCTGTTTACAATCTATTACCTGCGTGTGTTTAACCTCATCAAAATCATTACATGAATCTCTTACTGTGGCACAGGGAATTTTTCGTTCTGTAACACACGTTCCACCGTCACTTGCAGGTATAATATCATCACCAGTAAGAACCTGTATTTGCTCTGCTAATTCGCCACATTCACTCATAATTTGAGTAATACCGTCTATCGTACACCCACCTACATTAACCCACGTCCCACCCGAACAATTTATAGGTTCGGGTGCTGGTGGTGGTGGGTCTCCACCGTATATTACTTTCGTCATGTTATTAAAATCAACTGGTATACCAACACCTACAAGAGAACCATCATCCGTTGATTCGTTTGCATCAAGTTCAACTGTAATTGTATCTGCAACTAGTAAACCACTGGGTGTCAATGCAGAAATTTTGAACTCTATGTTTTGTCCCGATAACCAACCTCCCGGTGCATTTTTAAAAGCAAAAGAATTTGCAGAACCGGCGAGAACATCGTAATAATATTCTTGTTGATGATTATCGAATGAACTTGATACTGTTACTCTATATTTTCCGATTGAGGATTTACAACCAGAATATTTAGTTGCCTCTGACCAAAACCAGCGTACACCCGCACTATTATCAGTAGCGTTAAAAGTTGTTTTTGATTCGTTTATAGACATTCCATCATAACATTCATTATAATTTGAAGCCTGGGGCGTTCCGTAGTCGTATGTCACGACCGGTGAGTTATTGGTACTGGGTGGTTCACCACACGAACTGGTCGTGGTGTCCCAACTACATCTAGAAGGACAATCTGATTGAGTCGTAAATGTAGTACACGCGGGATCGGTTTTATCCTCCTCTGGAAATTTTACACATTGTTCACCTTTAAAATTGTCAAAATCCCACGTTCCGTCTGTACACGTATACGTGAAAAGTATTGACGATGTTATAGACATAACGCAAAAAATCATTAGTACTATAAATAGTCCAGTACTATCTGCCATATTTATAGTATACATACAAAAAAAACTATTAGATTATTCTTTTCAATAACGCCGGCTTCTACTGCCGCTCGACCGGGTCGTGAGGAGAACCCATGCGAGATTAATCAACAATCAATCCACGCTGCGCTCTGATCTTGACCCGCGTTTGGTCGCCACCCTTGTTTTAAGTTTTGTTCATCTGATGAATATTTTTGATTACATGTTTGTGCAGCAGTTGAGTCATCAGGACCAAGTGGACCTGATTTATAATCTTGTGTTTTTGTCCATTCTTTTATAGACGACGCGTATTCTGCTACGGATGTCATACCTAACCGACTATAATGAGTAAAGCATGCATCACTATTATTGGCGTTTCTTTCTGCGACTTCACCTTTACAGTCTTGACCACAAGTGAATCGATTACACGCTACTTCAGTTACTATTTCAGCACAAGGTAAACCCGTGTTCACCCCCATTACTGCTATCCTTTGAACTTGTCTCTGAAATCCTTCGGTTCCACACGCTTTCGAACACGTCCCATTCATACCAACCGCTTGATAGGGTTCACTGTTGTCATTAAGTGGATCTGGTACTGCGGCAGAAAGTACACAGTCCACCACCCTGTCCAGGTCTTCCTGTGATGCTGGAGCATTACACGAAGCCCGTTCTTGATATGGATATTTAGTGAGCAAACAACTTCCACCACCCGTGGGGGGTGTATGTCCAACGAGGTCTTGTTTGATATAACACGAAGGACCACAAAGGCCGGCCATAACGTCAAACACAGTTTCGTATACCCCACCACTATTTTGACAACCATAACTTTCATCAGTAACATAAGTACCACCTTCACAATTTTTTGTTTCTTCTAATTCAACTGCTTGTTCAATATATACTGTCATAGCATCATCCCAATCTTCTGGCATCCCCACACCCATATTAGCACACGTGTCTGCAGAATCGTTTGCTTTAACATCTTTTTGTATCTCGGGTGCCATAAGTTTATTATTTTTATCCATAGCGTGAACTGTGAATGTAATTGTATTATCAGTTCCACTTGATAATACAGTACCACCAGGTGCTCCTTTAAAGTGAAAATGTCTGTCACTTGAGGCTTTATCTACATAATACATTATATCAGGATTAGATGAAAAGGATATGTATACTCGGAAATGATCTATCTTTGATAAACATGTATTTGTATTATCCGTATTTGTAAAGACCCATGTTATAGCCGCACTGGTAGCATCTTTATCAAAACAGGTTGTTGTCTCATCTATAAAAAACATAGTTGAACAAGTTGTAAAATGTTCTGATTTGGGTAGTGTTACAGCACCGTTATTTAGACTTGAAGTATATGTTCCGTATCCGTATGTCACGTTCGATGGGTTATTGGTACTGGGTGGTTCACCACACGAACTGGTCGTGGTGTCCCAACTACATCTAGAAGGACAATCTGATTGAGTCGTAAATGTAGTACACGCGGGATCGGGTTTTTCCTCCCCCTCTGGAAATTTTACACATTGTTCACCTTTAAAATTATCAAAATCCCACGTTCCGTCTGTACACGTATACGTGAAAAGTATTGACGATGTTATAGACATAACACAAAAAATAATTAATACTATAAATAGTCCAGTACTATCTGCCATATTTATAGTATACATACAAAAAAACTATTAGATTATTCTTTTTTATCCGTCCCGGATTTGATACTCGTGTAATAAATTATGAGTGCAATAACAACACCAATTGATGTTGCTACTATACGAAACTGTGTTTGTCCTGAAAGCATTTATAATACATTTATATTTTTTTGTAAGTAATAGTAATAATGTCCTCTGTAGGTACCGAAAATGATTATGTTGATACAAATCTTTTGAATTCAGAAAATAAAGGACTTTTAATAACCCAGGATATAGTTGGGTCCGTAGTTATATCCAGTTTAGTTGAAGATTCGGCGAAGGGTGTTATTTATAATCTTGGTGGTAAACAGGCTTTACAAAAAGGGTTAGGTAGGTATGATGCCAAGTTTACAAAAGAAATGTTTGAACGTCTTCAAAAAACGTCAGCTAAAAAGGTTCAGGGAAATATTACTAAACGTATGGGTCAGTTATTTGCTAAAAAAACCGCAAATACAGTTTTAAAATCACTCGGTAAAAGTGCTGGTACGGCAGCAGCTCGTTCGGGTGCAGTTGCAGCTGGTGGATGTACTCTAGGTCCAGCTGGGTGTGCTGCAGGTGCAGCTATAGGTGGTATTATATTTATTGCCGATCTCGCGTTTACTATATTTAATACCATTATAGATATACAAGATAAGGAAGGTATATTGAACATATTTCATAAAGAGTATATTGATAACATTATAAACGATTACGAAACGGCTTTACGTGAAGGGTATGCGGATATGGGATACCCCGACGCATTTGACGAAGAAATTTTATTTTACCCTGAAGATTTTGTTTATGATTATAATCCTTTTTTTGGGTTTTCTATGGATCCAGATAATAAGTGGGCGCAAAAATACACCGAGTATGAAAATGAATATTTAAAGAGTATTGGTATTGAAGATGGGTGGGAAGAACGTTTAGAAACCAGATCTTTACAAGTACCTGATATCGGTCTACCACCACTCCCAGGTGATAAATCAAATAGACTTATTTACGTTTCATCGTCGTTATCGTGTTTCCTTTGTTTATTTTTATTTTCGGTGTTACTAGTAGTATGAGTAAAAGTGTACCAACCGCAGACGATCTTAATAAAGCTTATGAATACGCAATGAAGAAATTATGTACAGAAATACCATCAGAATACGGTAGTAGAGGTCTCACGGAATGGAATGATAATGAAAAAGTGTGTAACATTACACGTAGTGGGTGTCAAGCAGATGTAACTAACCCAATTTCACAACCCATGTTTACATCGGGTGGAGAATATCGAACTTTTCGTGATACTGACCGAGTGTTTGGTGATTTCTGGAAAAAATACCAGCCAGAATTTCTTGTTATGAAAACGACAAAAAAGAGTCCACAACAAAAAGTGTGTGCACGCGCAAATTTTTTAGCATGGCAATGGTGTATGATTCCAAAAACGCGCGCCGATGGTCATAAACCGGGTATAACGAATACACCCAGGTTTCAATATAACGTACGAAACGGTAAAGAAGAGTGTTTAGTTACTAGATCTTATTGTGATTCTAAAGGTATAGATTACGATGCAGATAAAAAAGATTGTAAAGTATCAAATAAACAAAAGATTGCAGAATTCTTTTCAGGTTCCGTTTTAGTTCGATCGCGTAGAGCCAGTGATAAGCGTCTCAAGGATAACATAAAACTTATAAAAAAGGATTTTCCATTTAAAGGTATAAACGTGTACACATTTAAATGGAACCACGTCGCTTTAACAACGTATGGTCTATCAGGTGAAGATATAGGATTTATAGCCGATGAACTAAATCCAAAATATGTATATACGGACGATTTAGGTTTTAAACATATAAATATTAATATTGAAGATGAATATATGAATAAAATATCAGCATTTTTGAAAATAAAAGATTCCATTAAAAATGTTACGGTATAATATAAATAAAATGGCGAGATTTAATTTACGATCTGCTATAGATTTCTTTAGCAATATAAAGGCTCGTGGAATCGAAAATTTAAAATTACCTAGAAGTCGACAAGTTCAGCCGAAGAAAATGACAACTGCTCAAAAATCCGATATGAATGATGAATTAACAGAATTAGCAAGGAAAACTGATAATAAACCTCCAGCAGAAAAACAAAATATTATAAGTACTGAAATGGGTGTTCCTAAAGCTGATGTTAAAGCAAAAATGGAGGATCCAGCTGTTATAGCTGCAGCCGCATCAAAAAAATCAGATTTAGCAAAATTTGGTTTGAAAGGTGCCGCAGGTGTTGCCGTTCTTATGATTTTAACAGGTGAAAAAAATCCTTTAAAAGCCATACAAAAAGCTGTAGAAGTTGCACGCGACACTGCAAAGCAGGGTCTCGATATATTTCAGAATTTATTAGATTTTTTTACTAATTATGGTGTATATATGTCTGTATCATCTTCATGTTTAATAATGTTATTAGTTTCCGTAATGCTTTTGAAATAACTTAAAGAACATAATTTTCTTTATACTAATGATTTTAAGTATAGACGTCGGTATACGAAATTTAGCAATGTGTATGCTCGACGAAACGTCTAATCTTATTGTTCAGTGGGATGTTTCCGGTGTACCCCCTGAACATAAAGACGGCTTATTTGTTTCTTTAAGAGACCATTTAGATGATAAACCGTGGATCTTGAAAGCAGACACGATACTCATCGAGAAACAACCCGATAAAAATAGAAAAATGAAAATGGTTGAACACTTTCTCCATACATATTTCGTTATACGAAACCCTAAGGCAGAAACGATCATTTACGACGCGCGTTTCAAAATACCCGATTTCGCGGGTCCCGGTAAAGCCATGTATACGAAACGTAAGAAGGCGTCTATTGAGCGGTGTCAGCAATTCATATGGAATAATACAGTAAATGCACACTGGATTCCTATATTCAACGCATCTAAAAAGAAAGATGATCTTGCTGATACGGTCATGCAAGCCATTAGTTTCACGAAACGTATTGAACCTATACAAAGCGTTTCGAAAAAGTCGAAAAAACTTGTTCCTCGTAAACCTAACGAGAACCAAAAACGAACGCGGTACTCTAAATCAAATTTAGCGTACATTTATAAGAATAAAACCGAACTCGAAGTTCTTGAAAATAATAAACGGTTCATGAAAGATCTTAAACGGTACTATAAAAGTATAAACGATTTAGTTAAGGATCTAACGGTCGTATAATGAATTATATCTTTTCATGACCTCATCCAATTTGAAATTTTCATAATTCATATCTGGATGATTTAAATCTAAACAGTGTACGTTCTTAAAAACGTCCGGTGTTATATTTTTCAATTCCCAATATACATCTAACATAAATTCACCGACGTGATCGGTTTCAATTGTGTTTCCGACCATTATAGGTTTAAAATCTCTAATTATATCAGTTGGGTATTTTTTAGATGCGAAAATATTAGTATAAATATAATCGTCTCTCATTTTTTCTATAGGTATTAAACCATTTGGTAAGACGTAAAAAAAGTTCCAATCAGGTAACATTTTAAACATATCGTCTATATCCAAATCATTATTTACCCTATAAAAATTATCGTATTCGAACTGAACCATATCAACGGGTATATCTTTTAGACCCTTCAAAACTCCTAAATCGTGTCCATCCGTATCGATTTTCAAAAAGTTTATACTCGAAATGTCATTTTTTTTACAATAATCATAAAGTGTATTATCTGTATCATTTAATCCACATTTATTAACGGTAACGTTTTCCGAATCATAATTAACTTCCTTCTTATACATTGTATACTCGTTTGTGTTTTCCCAACTCTTACCGGATGGTTTAAAAACAGGGTCAAATAAGTGTAAAGACATATCTTCATTTATTTCACTTGGAAATACCGAACCAGTTGCACCCACGTCAAAAATGCACGCCCCGGGTGTATTCTTGATGATAGATCTTAATAATTCTAACTCACCGTTCACATTATGGTTACAACATATTCTATAGCTAAAATAAGGTAAATTATATTTTTTTTCTTTATCTTTTACGGTTATGATTTCGTCTAACCTTGGCTCCATGATATATTAATATTATTCCAAAACTTTAACTATCGTAAGTTCTTATCGGCAGTATAATATGTCTTCCCTTTAACAACAAAACTGTGTACGCGCGCATACGCCCACGCTTGTGGACTTGCACCTGGTCGATGTCCAGTTCGCCACGCGGCTAACCCACGATCGTACACTGTTTTTAAAGTTTTTAATGGTATACCCGTCACTTTGGATATATCTTTCAGTTTCGTTACACCTGGATACCTTTTACGAAACTTCGATGTATAACTCGATGTTCTCGTTTCAACCTTTTTATCTGTTTTGAAAGGTGTATAGTCTTTTTTCAACATCTTTTTGTATCTCGTTTCAACGTTCTTAAGGGTGTTTAGTCCCCTGAAATATTTGAGTGGTGCGTATATTTTACCCTCACTTTTACGAAGTTGGGTAATTTTTTTACGAATATCGCCCTCGGATAACATCTTAAAGATTGTGATCGTAGTTACAATAAATGGAGAAAAAAGTACTCGATCATGGTTTCGTTAGACTCGTGGATTATATGCCGAGGGAAAATCTTGATACGTCAATTGTTCAAGCCGCTCGGGTTTCTTACGGAGAAGGTACGACGACATCGAGAGGTGATGCGGGTCTTATTAGATATTTAATGCGTCATTGGCATAACACACCATTTGAAATGGTCGAGTTTAAGTTTCATATCAAAATGCCTATATATATTGCTCGTCAACACATGCGTCATAGAATGGCAAGTGTGAATGAATATTCAGCTCGATATTCCATAGTTCCAGAGCAATATTATAAACCCGAAGTTTTACGTGGTCAGTCAAAAGTAAACCACCAGGGTTCGGAAGGTGAAATTGATATTAACGCCGATCGTGAAAATGCGTTAAATAAACACTTTGATAATTCGTATGAAATATACAAATACCTACTCGATGACGGCGTGTGTAGAGAACAGGCAAGAGGCACACTTACCCAATCGACATATACCGAATTTTATTGGAAAATAGATTTACATAATCTCATGCATTACCTTCGTCTCAGAATGGAACTCGGTGCACAAAAAGAAATTAGGGAGTATGCCGAAGCTATTTATGAACTTGTACAACCACTGGTACCGATTACCATGAAAGCATTTATGGATTTTAGAATGAATGCAATCCAGTTATCAGGACCGGAAATTGAAGCTATCGCAAATGGTACACCAATTGAATCTGTAGGTGAACGTCGAGAATTTGAACAAAAGTTACGACTGTTGGGTCTCGATAAAAAATGTTAGTAGTATATAAGTAATATAATGTTTTCACTTTCGAATGTAACAACGACGTTTGCTTCCACACAAAAGAAATTTAAGAAGTTTGGTAAAAAACTTCGTAAACAAAGAGATGGAGAAGTTGACGGTATAAAAGAAAAAATAAATGACATCGCCAAAGATGAAATTGAAAGAACTAAAAGTTTATTTGAAAAACATAAAGATTTTTTTAAAGATAATAAAACCTCTGTCACACCTGCGTCAGAAACGACCGCTATTGATTTTTACGAAAAGCCCTAAATGCTAAATCTAGACTTAACAATGTTAATAATATAGACACATCTTTGTAATTTTCCAACAAGTTACCTGCAAAAACAGCCAATAAAACACTGTATTGTACGTACCTCATTTCTCGCCGCGTTTTTTCCATAGATCGTCTCATGGATGCGCGTGATTTTTCCATACTCAGAAGAGCCGTACTTATATTTTTTACACGATTTGGCATTTCTGTCGCTGTTGAAAATATACTTCCTATATCTATAGCATCAGAAACCTGTTCCCTAAGTATAGGTTCGAGATATTCTATATACGTAAAATCTGGATCAAGTTTTACACATGTTCCTTCAATCGTTGAAAACGTTTTTGCTAGGTATACAAAAGCCGTTGGTATAATAAATGGTTTCTCTTGAGCCAGTTTTAAAAGATTTTCGTCGTTTAGTATCTCATTTTTTATGTTTTTTCCATCGAGTGTTTCTAAATAGTTAAGTGTTGTTTTAAAAAAGAGCTCTATATCACTCGTATCCGATGTTGTTGGTAAAATTACTTCTAACCGTATAAGAACATCAACAATACCTTTCGTATCCCTATTTATTATATGTATAAATAGTTCATTAAATCCTTGTCGCATTTCATCTGAAATCTCTATAACCAAACCAAAATCGTAAAAAACAAGTTTACCATCATTCGAAAACCCCAAATTACCTGGGTGTGGATCTGCGTGGAAAAATCCTTTGTCCATTGTCTGTATCACGTAAGAATTTATCAGTGCTTCGCATACCTTTTTTCGATTAACTTTTGAGTCGGATATATCGTATAGTTTTTCTGAAGGAACATATTCCATAACTATCATATCAGGTGTACATAATTGTTCGTGTACTTTGGGTATTTTCATCCAATCTATTTTTTTGAGAGATTTTCTAAATTTTTTCGCGTTTTTCGTTTCCTGTTCATAATCAGTTTCAGCCAATAAATAATCAATAGATTCATCGAGAACATACCCCGTATTTGTACCTGTGTCTATACCAACATTTTCTAAAAATGCAACGATTTGTTTAATATTATCAGTATCACTTTTCATTATTTCGTATATTTTAGGTCGTCTAAGTTTAACAACAACTTCTTTACCATTTTGTAAAGTTGCTTTATGAACTTGTCCTATACTTGCAGACTTGAATGGTTCGTGATCAAAATATGAAAATGTACCCGAATTTACGTGTGTTTCAATCATGTTTACAATCGTGTCTCTATCTATTGGTGGTACATCATCCTGTAAAGATTCTAATTCTCTCGTAAATTCTAAAGGATATAAATCAACGCGCGAAGATGCGATCTGTCCCAATTTTATAAAAGTAGGACCGAGTTCAATAATCTGTTCTCTCGTCCATGCACCAAACTTTACCTGATCTTTTTGAAATTGTTTCCGTATCAAAAATTCACCAGCAAACTTCCACGTCCTAGTTTTATGTTTTGATGGTGGCTTTATTAAAATAGGTTTTAACGCACATAGTGCCATCTTACATTAGACTATGAAAATTTTTTCAAATAATATTTGTGTGTATATATAAATGCGAGTTCACGTAATAGGTGCCGGACCAACCGGTATGTCAGTCGCATGGGAAATACTCAGATCGACAGACCATCAAGTTACAATATACGATCGTAAAGAATCTGCGGGTGGATCATGGTGGGAACCATCCGGAGGTAAAAGAGATTTACACGCACATAGAATTGTGTTTGATAATGCATTCATAAACACGAATAGTTTATTCGAAGAAATGGGCATCGATTGGGACGAAATGTTTCAACCCGCAAATACTGATGTATATAAAACGGTATTTAAAAATCTTAAATCAAGAGATTATTTAATTTTAACATCGCTTGCGTTACGTGTTTTAGCACAACCTGAAAAGTATAAACGTACAAGTCTTAAAGATGCACTTGGTAAACTTTCTGAATCAGGTGAAAAATTACTCAAAGCTTTACCTTTAATAATGGATGGAGTTGTATGGGAAACCATGTCAGCATTTGAATTTGTAAAGAGTTTTGATCATGTGGGTTTATCTAAACAATATGTTCAAAAGGTTTCGGGTAAAGTCATGTCAGACAAAATGCAAAAGGCACTTGTAGATAAGGGTGTTACATTTATGTTTGGTAAAGAAGTTGAAAATGTACATTATGAAAAAGATGGATATGAAGCTACTTTTAGAAACAAAACAAAAATAAAAGATGGTCTTCTTGTTTTATGTATAGATAATAGTAAAGCGTTACAACTGATAGGTGAAAATTGGGGTAAAGATACACCTAAAAAAATTGGTCCAAGTACCTACGGGTGTATTAATATTTTATTAGATTATGATCAGAAAATTCGTTTACCTAAAAGTGATTTAGAATATGCTATGGAAACTGAGTTTAATTTACAACCAGTAGTCCTTAGTGATGAAAAAACAGTTTCGTGTGTTATATGTAATCTCAATGAAAAAGTTTTATCGACCGAACCAGAAACACTTAAAAGTGAAGTTATTAAACAATTGGGTGTGCCAAAACCAACGAGTATTCGTATAGGGTGGGGTTCATATTGGAAAGATGGAAAGTGGTCGTTTGAACAGTCGTCAGGGGTTTTGAGTTTAAATGGTCAAGTTCCATTTTATGGTAAATCTTCGAAAGTTGCTTTGTGTGGTATGATGTCTGAAAGAAAAACACCCTATTCGAGTATAGAAGCCGCTATAGAAGTAGGGAGATCATTTTGTCATGAAACGTTTGAAACGAGAAAACCATTTCAACCAGTTCTAATAACGCATGTAGTATTCATACTTATAGTTTTCTTTCTTATTATAATATATACACGTAAAGAATGACTTTACCGGTAACTGTAACTGTTTATGAACCCATGTACGACTATAATGAAAAAAAATATATTAGGGTATCTCTACCCGATAAAGTAAGAGATTATATCAGGGAATTACATGAACATAAAACAGGTGTTGTTTTATTTCCCCAAAAACTAGACGACCCACTCGAAGGTAACGTTTTAAAAGTAAAAGTTCCGTTTAGATATCGACGAGTCATGTGTAATGTTGATGGAGATACACCCGTTCAATCACTTAAAAAGGGTGATACGGTACTCACTGAAATTCAATTTAACGGTGTTTGGAATGCTCATGATCATAGTGGATATTCATGGGTATTGAAGTATATAAAGTATAGAAACTAAGAGTAAGAAATGAGTCTTACGCGCTCGGGATATCTCACAGGTGAGACACCGGAAATAAAGAAAGAACTCACGGTACGTGCCGTTGTAAATACAGAGTTCGGGTTTCCGCCGCCTCCCTTTAAGGTATTCAGAAAAACAAAAACAGGTATATGTGTTCCCCGATTTTACGGTGAAGAAAAGTTTGGTGAAGCAAAAGAAGATCGTCGTCCTAAGCCAGTTAAAATATCTTGTAAATTTAATGGAAAACTCCGTGATGAAACACATCAAAATGATGCTTTGGCAGCAGCAATTAAATCTGGGCACGGCGTTCTCTCACTTCCTTGTGGCTTTGGGAAAACGACAGTATCCTTGGCCATAGCATGTAAACTCGGGTACCGAACCATGATTGTCGTACATAAGGAGTTTCTCGCGAATCAGTGGAAAGAACGTATCCAACAATTTTGTCCAGGTGCCACTATAGGTGTAGTACAACAGAATAAATTAGAAACCAATTGCGATTTTGTCATTGCTATGCTCCAATCACTTTCTTTAAAAGAGTATTCGTTTAATGATTTCGATACTATTGGTACACTTATCGTCGACGAAGCGCATCATATATGTGCAAAGGTATTTTCCCAATCTCTTTTTAAAATATGTCCTAAACACATTTTTGGACTCTCGGCAACACCGACCCGTAAAGATGGTCTTACTAAAGTTTTACATTGGTTCATGGGACCAACATTCTTTGCAATTGAACGTGAAAATCAAGAACAGGTCGAAGTGTTTCCAATTGAGTATAGATGTCCACGTTTTCAAGATCCACCGCCGTGTACACGATTCGGTAAACTTTCATTAGCGACCATGATTACTGAACTTACCGAAGATCGTGAACGGAACATCGTTATAGCAAAACTTATAAAAAATATTGTCAAGGGGACACGTCAAGTTCTCGTATTAAGTGATCGTAGACATCATTGTGAAGTACTCCACCAAAGTTTCAAGAAAACGTCAGGGCTCTATATGGGTGGTATGAAAGAAGTTGATTTAGCTGAATCAAGTAAAAAACAAATCATTTTCGCGACGTTTAGTCAAGCACACGAAGGTCTCGATATACCTTCACTCGATACGGTTATACTTGCGACCCCTAAGTCCGATATTGTACAATCGATTGGGCGGATTATGCGTGAAACGCATGGTAAAAAGAACAATCCACATATTTACGACATGTTCGACCAATGGTCTATATGTCACGCCATGTATAATAAACGTCTCAAAGTGTATCGTCAAGGTGGTTTTAAAATACCTAAACAAAAACCCGAAGAACCTAACGATTTCAGTAAAGGGAAATGCCTTATTTTACCATGAAAATAATCATTCGTATTTATAAGAATGGCTGGTTGTAAGACTGCTCGTAATATACAAAAGTATAAAGGTTCTGGTGGAACTGCATCCACGCTCCAGGAAGCTTTAGAAAATAGTAACGTAGCTACCATAGATATAAATCTCATATCCGGTGCAAAGTTTATAGGTGACGGTAGTGGTTTAACAGGTATAGCAGGTACTGGAGGAGGCGTTGGGAATCTACAACAAGTTACGAATCAACATAACTCAACAACAAACACAGTCGATCTTGCAAATACGGGAACGTCTTTAACAACTTCCGGTACCATAATTTCATCGGGAAATATCACCGCACCTTCTTTTATAGGATCGGGTACATCACTCACAGGTATTGCTTTAGCCATTGATACATCAAGTAATGCAGCTCGGGTTAGTGTTTTGGAAACGGATTTGACGAGTAATGTGTCTCGAGTTGGCGTTTTAGAAACGGGTTTAACAAGTAACGCGTCCCGAGTTAGTGTTTTGGAAACAAAATTGACGAGTAATGCGGCTCGAGTCGGTGTTTTAGAAACAGACTTGACGAGTAATGTATCAAGAGTAAACGAATTAGAAACGGACTTAGCGAGTAATTCAACGAGAATAGGTACTGTAAGTACGGACTTGGCAAGTAATTCGACGAGAATAAGTACTGTAAGTACGGACTTGGCAAGTAATTCGACGAGAATAAGTACTGTGAGTACAAATTTAGCAGATAACTCGACGAGAATAAGTACTGTAAGTACGGACTTGGCAAGTAATTCGACGAGAATAAATACTGTGAGTACAAACTTGGCAGATAATTCTACAAGAATAAATACTGTGAGTACAAACTTGGCAGATAATTCTACAAGAATAAATACTGTGAGTACAGATTTGGCAAGTAATGCTGGAAGAATAACTACGGTAGAAACAGACTTGGCAAGTAATTCGACGAGAATAAGTACTGTGAGTACAGATTTGGCGAGTAATGTGTTACGAATTGGTACTTTGGAAAGTGAAGTACAACCCATAAATAGAGGTGGCACGGGACAGACATCTTATAACGTCGGTGAGATACTTGTGGCTAACGACCCAAACAATACTGGAACGCCCACTTTACATAAACTTCCAGCTGGTTCATCTGGTTACTTTTTAAAATCATCAGGTAATGGTAATTTTCCCACATGGGGAGATGTATCCAGTGTAGGTTCCGCGACACCTGGTCAGCTCTTTACAGGGGTTGGTTTAACGGGTGCAAATGCAACTGGTAATCCTCCAACCGGTGGTCACACCGGTGCAGGTGATACGACAATTTCAGTAGATTCCGCCACGGGAAATGTACCAAGTAAATTGGTGATGAGAGACACTTCTGGTGATATTAGGGTCGAAGAAGTAATCGTAGGAACTGGTACTACAGGTACGTTAACATCTACCGCGTGGTCCGGATCGGCGGCGACATTAACAGATGCAAGAGATATTGGAGGTGTTGCTTTTGATGGATCAGCGAATATAGACTTACCTGGGGTAAATACAACAGGTACCGTAGATACAAGTGGGAATGCTGCGACTGCAACTAAATTAGCAGCTGCAGTAAACATTGGAGGTGTTGCTTTTGATGGATCTGTAGCTATAAGCTTACCTGGGGTAAATACAACAGGTACTGTAGATACAAGTGGTAAAGCGGGTTCAATAGCAAACGCATCGGATTCAACAAATGCAGATCAAACCGTTGCTTTTCTAATTGGTAATAATGTTAAAACAAATACAAACTTAACCATTAATCCAAGTACGGGTGAACTTAAAGCGACTAAATTTACCGCGGGTACAGGTGGATTTGTAGATTCTAATTTTACAAATAAAGGTGTTATATATTACGATTCAACTTCCGGAAAATTAGTAAGTACAGCTTTAGGTACAGTTGGACAGGTTATTAAAGCGGATACAAATGGTGTTCCAGTATGGGGTACAGATAATACTGGTGGTACTGGTAGTGGTGGAGGTTACTGGACACAACCAAGTGGTACTACGATTATACATTACAATACTGGTAATGTTGGTATTGGAACTACAAACCCGGCGTACCCATTAGATGTTAACGGTACAGTAAATGCAACTTCATTCCGAGGTGATGGATCAAATATAACTAATATTACTCTTACCAATGAGTCAACAAGAAATATAGAAATTGCTCAGATTAAAGCATTAGCACCAACTTGGCAAAGACCAGATTAGATAAATTTTACTAATTATAATATATATAAATTATAATATAATGTCTGGTACTGCCGCTAGTAATAATACAAATAATACAGGTGCTCTCTCTGCCCAGTATTCATCAGATCTTACCCAACATCATAATTCAAGATATTGGGTACCCACTTCATCCAAATTATCGCGGGGTAAAAAAGATACAATTCAGAGAATGTTTACAGGTGAACCACTAAAGAATATGTGTAACGTATTTGTTTATAACCAAACCACCGAATCTTGGTACCACGAACACACGATTTTAGGTAATCCAAATCGTAGTGGTTCCCAGATATACCCAGTGTCAGATTTGAATCCCAATGCGACAAGTTCTGGTACTACAGTTGGTGGTATAACGTATTATACATCTGCATCTTTTAACAATTCCGACTCTTTTGCTGCTTTTAGTAGGAATCCCCAATCATCTTCATCTTGGGCTACTGAGGATATGGTTACTAATATAATTCATTATCCACGATATCAACCCGCTGGTTGGAGTGGTGGTACATGGGTTCCTGGTACGTACGTTGGTAATACAACCCTAGGGGGTTATAATGGTGAATGGGTAAAAATACAAGTATCAACTCCAATTCAACCTACCGTATTTAAATTTATGCCCAATCACAGCGAACAAAGACAAGCCGAAACATGGACTATATTAGGAAGTAATAACGATATTAACTGGACGAGTTTAGGAAGTTTTTCAGTTCCACAAAGTTTTAGTAGAAATAATCCTATTACAAATAATCTTACAATAAATACCACGTATTCTTATTTTGCAATCGTATTTACAAAAAGATACGAAATGCCATCTTTTACTTGGAATCCGGGTGAGTCTGTATTTATAGAAGTATCTAACTGGTATTTCTATACAGAAGATCCAAGTGAAGATTTTGGTAGATCACTCGACGGAACGGATAATGCAGATATGGTAGCTATTGGTGGACCCTCGACATGGTTTGGATCCAAATCAAATATTAATGGTTATGCGAAAGTATTCACTAAAGATAGTTCTGGTAATGGATGGACACAGAGAGGTTCAGAAGTATCGCAACAAGGGGGGTTTGGACACTCCGTCGCCTTATCCCAATACGACGGTAACATATTAGTTGTTGGTGCACCTTTCTATAACACACTAGAACCATACTCGAGTGGGAATATTGATTTTCGTCATATATACGTATCTGAAGGTAAAGTTTATATATACAAGTGGGATGGTACTAATTATACTTTACAACAAACTTTAAATTCACCTTCAGGAACTTTATCAACTTCCATAACACCCGCACCATGGAAAAATTTCTATTTTGGGTATTCCCTAGGTATAACAGATATAGGCGATAAGATAATCATAGGCGAACCATCGATAAGAAATATATGGACTAGCAATGATCAATTACATGGAGGTGCAAATGGCTCATGGACAACTAATTCATTTCCGTATACTGGTAATGCACACGTTTACGATAATGTTACTGTTTTATCTGGTGGTACGACTTGGACCAGTAACGTTTCTATGACATCTGTTATAGGTACAACTGGTATAGGTACAACAGATGATACAAATCCGTCGAAAGTTAGATGGCTAGATGCACTTGGTACATCTGTAGATATAAATAGGGCGGGTACGCGTATATTAGCGGGTGCACCCGGAAATTACGGTACATCAAGTTCGGCTTATCACCAGTTTATGGGAAGAGTATACACTCTCGATTGGAATTATCAAGATAATGCATGGGAAGAGATGGGACAAGAATCTAAACATATAAGCCCAGACCAGGGAAATATGTTGTTTGGGTGGTCTACACGTTTTGACGGTAGTGGTAATCGTATAGTTTCTGGTGCACCTGGTTACATGGGACATATACAATATAATAAAGGCAGCGTTGTCATAAATACATGGAATGGTGAACATTGGGTAGTTTTTCCAAATGATACGGTTGATATAAGAGGTTGGAATACAATTGGTGATTACTGGACAGATTACAACCATCGTTTAGGTGAATCCATATCTGTTGACGGTGAAGGCGAATGGGTATCTATAGGAAAATACGAACACCATTACGCTAACTTTACACCTAGTGGTGGACTTAGACCAAATGCGTTTAATGTAGATAATATAACATACATAGGGGGTGCATCTACAACAGTAGCTGGTTCAAATAGTGATATTGATACAGGTATGTCAAATATTTGGGTATACCATATCGTACAGTCTATGGTTGTTAAAGGTAACGTAACGGTAGGAGGGATTGTTCAGGGAACTGGTATGTGTATAGGTACGAATGATGATTCGAGTACGAGTAATAAAAGTATATTCTTTGGTGGTACAAAATCAGATAATTCGTATCAACTCACGGTTATAGAAAACCGCGTTTATGAAACCGAGGAAAAAGCTGAATTATTACTGTTCAAAGGTAACGATAACGCGGATGCATCTGGTGGTGGTACAAACGGTCCAGATAGAATACGGTTAAAAGCTGGTCAAATAGCGTTTGATTTAAATACGGGAACCGATAGATCGAGTGAAGATATACGTTGTGTCATGCACAGAAACGCCGGTGGTGCTGGTATGGTAGGTATAAATGTCTCTTCGCCAACCGAATCTGTACACGTAGATGGAAAAATTAAGTGTACTCAGGGGTTTATAGGTCGTGGTAAAGAACTGACAGGTTTGGATTTTGATTATATAAATAACAGTAATGTTGTTAAATTTGGGTTAAATGGAGTAACACAATCACCTACAACATGGGGTACTTTACCAGTAGGTTCTGCAATAGCGTATCCTACAGTTACATTAACAAGTAATTCATACAGTGGATATACGGTAACCGCATCGAGGGATGTAGCGAATGCATACACGGTGTTTGGGTCTGGTAGATGGCAAATAGGGACTAATACAGTTTATTCTAACGGGGCAAATCGTGGGGGGTATATAGGTTCAACAGAAAGAATTTCCGGGTATAAAGGTGAATGGATAGAACTTCAAATGCCAGATAAAATTTACCTCACTAAGTTAGATGTAAACGCTGATTATTTCTACACACCAAGAATAACACACGTATTCGGTAGTAACGACGGTATAGAATACGATCTTATACATTATAGTGGTGATTTAGGTTATCTTTGGACCAGTAATAATGGTAATAAAACAATATTCACTAGAACACCAGATTACATTAAAGACGAGCCATACAATAGAATTTTAATTATTGTAAACATGATTTCTGGAGGAAATGCAATGTATTGGGATCAAGTTGATATTTATGGTACCGTTGCTACGTTTACCCCTAAAGTATACATCGATAATTCTGGTAAAATTGGTATAGTAAATACAAATCCATCGTTTCAATTAGACGTTACGGGTGATATTAATTTAACGGGTGATTTAAGAATTAACGGGGTCGCACAAACGTTTGGTGGTGGTGGTGGTGGTGGTAGTTTTAGTGGTGATATCGCCGATTATATTACACATACAGGTGATACAAATACATACTTCGGGTTTCCGTCGGATGATACTTTTATTATTAAAACAAATGGAACCGAAAGATTAAGAGCTAACAGTTCTGGTAATATTGGTATAGGAACAGTAAGTCCAGGTTATAAACTTGATGTTAACGGTGATATTAACATGTCTACTGGTAGTAGTTTCAGGATTAATGGTGTCGCACAAACGTTTGGAGGTGGTGGTGGTGGCTCATCCGTTTGGTCATTGAACAGTACAAACGCCTATTATAACAGTGGTAATGTCGGTATAGGAACATCATCACCAGTAAGATACTTGGACGTAGCTGGATCAGTCAGTGCCTCATCAGGTGGTATACTGATTCGAAATGGAGATGACAATGCTGCTTCGTCTAATGCACCACAAATAACGTTTGGTTGGAACGGAAACGATCAGTATAAACATTTCATACGTACGAGACACAATAATGCTTCTAACGATAACTCGATTGATTTTTACGTGTGTAATGGTACATCAAATAACTCACTCACATCTGGTGTTACTCATAACCTCACATTAGAATCTGGTAAGGTTGGTATAGGAACAACAACTCCGGCTTATAAACTTGATGTCGATGGTGATATTAACATGTCTACTGGTAGTAGTTTAAGAATTAATGGTGTCGCACAAACGTTTGGAGGTGGTGGCGGTGGTAGTTTTAGTGGTGATATCGCCGATTATATTACACATACAGGTAATACCACTACAAAGTTTGGGTTTCCAGCAGATAATGAGTTTCTTATTAATATATCTGGTAACCAAGCAATCATGATTAATTCGAATGGTGAGACAACAATAGGCGATGATAGTAATATAGGTTCGGGACATAAATTGACTGTAGTTGATGGTTCGACTTTAAACAATGGTAGCTATGCGGATTTAGTCATAACAAATATGAACGAACACAATAACGCAAGACTACTTTTAGGTACATCGCATAATACAGACTCAACTTCTGCTTTTAAAGCAGCTATAATAGCCGATGGTGCTGGTACTTATAGTCGTTCTGATTTACACTTTTGTTTAGAAAGTTCGACTAATAATTCGGCAAATGCAGTACTAGCACACTCTAAAATGATGATAAAATATGACACAGGGAATGTGGGTATAGGAACAACAACTCCGGCTTATAAACTTGATGTCGATGGTGATATTAACATGTCTACTGGTAGTAATTTCAGGATTAACGGGGTCGTACAAACGTTTGGTGGTGGTGGTGGTGGCTCATCCGTTTGGTCAGAGGTGAACAGCTTTGGAATGACAAACACCTATTATACCAGTGGTAATGTCGGTATAGGATCAACGCCTTCGATTTATAGGTTGGATGTTAACGGTGATATTAACATGTCTAGTGGTAGTAGTTTAAGAATTAATGGAGTTGCACAATCGTTTGGTGGTGGAGGATCATCTCAGTGGACCACAGGTTCTGCTGCGGGAACATATCCACCGAGTGCGATGATTTCAAACGGTTCGGGTGGATATGGTGCGACTGCGAGTTCAACTAATTACCCTCCCACTTTTGACGTTTTTAAAGCGTTTAATCAAACAATAAGTGATGAAGGTTGGCACGGTACCGGGGGTCATTATTCTTCGACTACCCGTAATTATATTGGTAGTTTTTCGACAACATACGATGGAAGTTCAAGTGTCAGTGGTGAATGGATACAATTACAATTTCCATCGAGTACAAGTATATCTGAAATAGAAATAGCCCCGAGATCAGGTAGTAATAATTATTTGAATAGGTGTGCCGGTGATGGTATAATTTTAGGAAGTACCAATGGTTCGACATGGACAAGTATAGCTACATTTTCCGGTAAAACATACACGACTGGAAATTATACAAGTATTACGTTCGCTGCATCTTCGTCTTATACGTATTTTAGAGTAGTTATTACAAAATTATCAGGTAGTAGCGGAGAGAGTGCGATAAATATTAGTGAATTACGATTTAAAGGAGGTAATTCCATATATTACCCAAGTTCGGGATCAAGTAGTGTTGGTATCGGTACAACGTCTCCATCGTATACATTAGATGTCGATGGTGATATTAACATGTCTACTGGTAGTAGTTTCAGGATTAACGGGGTCGCACAAACGTTTGGAGGTGGGGGTGGAGGTTCGAGTCCTTGGACAACGTCGGGTTCAAATATTTATAGAGGCTCGGGTCAAGTAAATATAGGTGGAAGTACATTCACACGGGCCAAATTAGAAGTTAATGGGTCGTATGGCAGTTATCTAAGTTTTACGTACTACGCGTATAATACACACGGTGGAAATTCATCTGGAGTTAACACTTATTCCATATATGCAAATCAAAGAATTGCGTGTGCAGAGTTTAATGCATTTTCAGATAGTCGAATAAAAAAGAATGTGGTCGATATAAACGATAGTTCTGCACTCGACAAAATTCGTCTTCTCGAACCCAAAATATACAATTATATCGATGAAAAACAAAGGGGGGCGAGTAACGTATATGGTTTCATCGCCCAAGAAGTCGCAACCGTTTTACCGTACGCGGTTACGGTAAGTGAAGGTGATATTCCAAATATACTTACAAACTCAAATGTAAGTGTTACGAGTGATAGTAACGTACTCGAACTTCGTTTAGATACCACGGTTGAAGGTTTAACTTTATCAAATACATCTGTTATAAACATTATTACAGATGAGGATAAAGAATTAAAGTGTAATGTAGTTTCGTTTTCGGAAAGTAATGTTATAACAATAGAAAATACAGGTGATTTTAGTAATGTCACGAACGCTTTTATAAAAGGTGAACAAATAAGTGATTTTCATCATTTAAATAAAGATGCTATATGGGCAGTTTCAACTGCGGCTTTACAGGAAGTAGATAGACAATTACAGACCGAAAAGGTGAAAGTCAATAAAGAACAAAACAACATAATCAATAGGATCTTCGTCTAAAGGACAATACCCTATCATTTATACTATCATTTATAAATTAATTTCGACTGACTTTTTCTTTTTCCCACCACCTCTTTTTGACTTTGGTCTGGGTAACTTTAACTTCACGCTAACTTCACTATCACCATCACCCCTTTCCTTCTTATCACCGACTGGTGGTTCAGCAATATCCGAAATATCATCATCTATCGTCATCGTCACCTGGTTTTTAATTGGGGTATACTTCGTCGTACTCATTGGTGGTGTTGGTGGCATCATGATATTACCCATGAGACTCGAAATGTCTAAATCCTGGGCCTTGCATTTCGCGTTCTCCCATTTGCATCCACTCGTCTTCACCCTGTTGTTGTGATTTAGGAACTGTGTTTTGAACCGCAGACATCATATTTTGAACAAGTCCTGGATTCTGTTTAATCACATCGTTCATATTTGGCATGACCGATTTAAACATACTATTCGTCAAATGGAACATCATTGCCGATCCACCAAGCATCATAATAAGTTTAATTTCTGGGTGCGACGTGCATTTTAGATCTATATTTCACGTATAACTCTTCAAAAACTTCATCGTAATCGTCGACATTTTCCATGACGTTTTCTGACCAACCGTCGAGTTGGATTTCAAATGGGTTATACTTCTTATTCATAAACTCAAGTCCTGTCGTACATGCAATAAGCATACGTCTCGAAAACTTTATCGATTTATCAACATCTATACTATACGTAATTCGTTTTACCTCAGTTCTAAGTTCATCTATAGGTGAATATGCATTCAAACGTTTATTTACGGTAAACCCCTTTCTTTTCTAAACGACCAAGTTTATTCACGAGATCTGCTTTTTCTTCATCTATTGTTTTAAATCCTGGTGATGGTTTTTCTTCTTCTTCATATATCCATACCTCCACCTCCACCACCCGCCGTAATCGTACCCGTTATCCTGGTTCGTCATCGTATTCACCGTAATCAATAACTTTCTTCTGGTGGAGGTACAGATTGGTGGTTTTGTTTATTTGGGTTAGCAAAAGAGTCAATATCTTCCTGGAAAAGTTGTGTTTGTGGTGGTGTAAATTGTGTTTTCATAGGTTTTTTGGCATTTGTTTTTTTACAGGCTGGGGTCTTGGAATATCAATTTCAATCTCGTTCATTAGTGCCTGTTCATTATCATCCAATTTCATAACATTTGTACTAGAACGATTAAGTATAATCTCACCGTCCATTAATCTTTATATTGAAACTATTCTAATTTCTTTAACGCACTTTATAAAAAAAATGTTGTTCAATACAAATGAAACTTAACGCTACAAATAAAAGTACCCTCAAATCTATCGCGATTGTATTCGCCAATTCTGTGTTCTCGGCGCCTTGAGAACCAGTGGTACTACAGCCCAGTCGAAATCGAAACGACCAATGAAGAATCGCTCTTCGAATCTCGAGTCCAAGGAAGAGTGTCTCGGTGAATATACTATTCCGACAGTAGAGGTGGTGTTTGTGGTGGCCAAAAATTGGTCAGGAACAAGCGGGGTATAAGATGAAGTAAAATCTCCAGTATATATAAATGGCTTTAGTGACTAGTCAGTCAACTTTACCCGATTTCGAACACGAGTATCATACAGTTATAGTTGATACCTTGATGATTCGACTTCAAAGCAAAAATTTACACTTCATTTACCAACACCACTCGAAAATATAGTCCAGGTTCAACTAATAGCTGCTCATATTAACGTGACCGATCATCCGATGCGAGTGTATCATTCATCTTAAAATTGATGAACTTAAAACTATTTTTTCTCAAAGAGGAAAAACAGATCTCGATACGATGCCGATAATATGATAAACGGTATTTTCGGAACCCTCGTAACAGACGGAACATCTCGACAGCCGTTTTTAAAAACGAATACCCAGTTATTCAACAATATTATAACCCAATTCGAAAACTCGATAGATTAAATGTTAAGTATTAGAAGAAACTGGTGATACACATTTTGCGTGTGGAGAAACCATTTTCGTTATTTAGATTCGTTTGCAAAAAAAGAAATTTAGCCTATTAATTATTTCAGGGCGTTACGTACCTATAATTTTAACCTCTTATTAATATAAATGTCTTCTGGTATTGTTCAACTTATTGCCATTGGTGCTCAAGACGAATACATAATGGGTAACCCGAAATATCATTCTTTAACTCAACTTTTAAAAGACATTCTAATTTTTCACAATCCGTCGAAAAGCAAACGATACAGGGAGCTGTGAAAAATAATTCTATGTCATCCATAAAATTCCCACGATCAGGTGATTTATTAGGATATACATATTTTACAATTAGACGATAATACACAAGCACTCGATATACCAAGATTGGAGTGAACTCATAGATAAGGTCGAATTACTTATCGGTGGTCAGGTTATGGATACACAAGATGCAGTTTTTACGGAAAAAATAGCCATAGATACATTCGCAACAAACGTTTCTAAAAGTTCTAATGGTACACACCCAGGTGTAAGTGCACGTTCATACTTTTACCCGTTAAGGTTTTTCTTTTGTGAAGGTCCACAGTGTGCTTTACCAATAGTTGCTTTACAGTATCATGAAGTCGAATTACGTATTCACTGGGGATCACAAGCAGGTAATTATAACTTCGAGTGTTATTCAAATTACTATTACCTCGATAACGAGGAACGTGGGAATATTGTTTCTCGAAACCATAATATTCTCATTACACAAGTTCAAAAAAGTATTCCTTCCAGGAACTTACACAAGAACTTACGTTTAATCACCCAGTCAAATACCTCGCGTGTTCAGATACATCAGTTAAGGTGCATTAACATCCGCCGATAATAAGGTTAAAATTGAAATTAATGGTCTCGATATAGGTAATTTTAAATGGGGAAACCACACTTTATGGAGGTTCAAAACTATTACCACACACAATTCGTAACGTCACCCGATTTCTTTTTATACTGCTTTTGTCTTATCGACGAGTTCACTCCAGCCGACAGGAACGCTCAATTTTAGTCGTTTAGATTCAGCAAAGATACACAGTCAAACCATGATAATTATCCGATCCTATATATGCAGTTAATTATAACATTCTCAGAATTGAAAATGGTTTGGCTGGTCTCATCTATGCAAATTAAAATACATACTTATATTAAATGGTTAAAAACATACCTACCATCGAACGGTCTACCAAAATCCGGTTTGGTAAACACGTTTCTGATAGCCAGGCTGAAAACACAATTGTTTTTAATGCGTCTAATCGTGAGTGAGAGAGGTAATGTTACGTCTAATACTTTACAATTCACAAACCCAACGACCGCTTTTATAACAACCGGGGGTGTTTCTATAGGTTCTTCCATTTCAATAGACCCCAATGCGGATAATAAAATTCAAGTTTCGGGAACTACTAAGACGGGTACACTTCACACGGATAATATAGGTATAGCAAATACTTCACCCAAACACGCGTTAAGTTTAGGTAGTGAAGGACAACTTCGTTTGAATGTACCAACAGAATCTATATATGCACTCGAAACTGTCGGTAATGTTAGTGCACAAAACTATATAGGGGATGGTGGGCTTCTTTCAAATGTAACTTTACAAACTGTTACGGATAAAAGTAATATTACATCAAATACACTCCTCCTTACAAATCCAACAACATCACTCAAGGCGTATAGTAATATAATTGTCGATGGTAAAATTACGGTAGGTACACCTATAGAAACGACTAGTGGTGGTACGGGTCATAGTACTTACGCACCAGGTACAATACTTTATGGTACAGATACGGGAACATCACTTGGACAACTCGTTCCTGCAGGTTCTAATCAGGATGCCGGAAAATTTCTTCGACTTGATGGTAATGATATACCCATATGGGAAGATGTCCCCTTAACTCTTGATGCCGTTCTTGGGAATACAACCGCGGTTTCAGATGGGTCTATGGATTTAACCGGTACAGGTACAACAATAACAACTTCCGGTAAAATAAAAGCTAACAGTTTCGAAGGGGATGGTTCTGAACTTGACCATATTAACGCATCTAATCTAACATCGGGTACACTCGTAACAGGTGTTTTACCTATCGTACCCATAACCAATGGTGGTACAGGTTTAAATACAGTAGCAGAAAACGAATTGTTATTAGGTCCAGCATCTGGAACTGCGTTAGCTAAACTTTCGGCTTACACGGGTCCAACATCTATTACAGTTCCACCAAGTGGAATGTCAAGTACTACACAAACCATTGGTGGTATTCAGTATACATCATCCGCTTCTTCGACCGGGTCAGGTACGGCAACCAACAACGCTTTTGATCATAATAATTCTACCATATGGCGATCTGATAACGACCCGAGTGAGAGTTATGCGAGTTTCGATGGTTATTATACGGGGAATAGCACCACTGGAACTTATTCTGGTGCATGGATACAGTTATATAGAGCAACTGCATTCGCACCCACATCTATTCAAATAATTCCATCGCAAACAACCTCCATCCCCGCACCAAATTTATGGAAAGTATTCGGAAGTACCAACGGTTCATCTTGGACTGAAATACATAGCTCATCTACTGCAGTCGCATGGAATAGTGGAAATGGTCATACAGCGACAATATCGGGGTCTGCTGCATACAACTATTTTAGACTTGCTGTCCAGATAACGACGTTGACGAGTAGTATTAGTATGGGTACGGTCGCTGTTTCTGAACTTAGATTTTCAGCTCCAGGGACTGGTCCAACTGAAAAATTCCTTAAAAGTTCAGCCACGGGTGTATCGTGGGATGAAGTTTCTTCGACTTTACAGACTATTACAGATGGAGGTGCATCGACTACTAATGAAATTTCATTTACGAATGGGGTAACATCTTTAACAGCTTCGGGTAACGTAGTTGCTACGGGTAACGTTACAGCTTCTACATTTAAAAGTACAACTCTGACTTCAGGTAAAATACCGTATGTGAATAATGACAATGAACTCATTGACGGTCCAATAGGTCATGATATCACAACTAATAACACATTCGTGTCTTCAAACCTATACGTTACGGGTAATTTGAACGTACAGGGCGAAACATTTTTTCAAGACAGTAATATCCACGTCATTTCCGACCCTCTTATAGAATTAGGTAACGCGAATGTCATTGACACCATAGATATGGGTGTAATTATGACACGCCCAACCGCAAATGTAGTTGCGGGATACATGGGCGACGAGAAAAAATACGTTATCGCGTATACACTCAGTGACCCACATGAAGCACATATCGTTCCTACGAACGCGACGTCGGATCAATTCATGACTTTGAGTGTTGAAGGTGGTAATGTTTTGGCGGGTAACGTCACGACGACAGGTAAAATGACCGCGGATAATTTAGAATTAACCGGTACGGGAGTTATAATACAGGCATTAAATGGTAGTGTATATGCCCAAGAGGTTAATTCTCAAACCTTCGTTGGTAGTGGTTCGGGGTTAACAAACTTAGATTTAGGACACGTTTCCCATACCGGCCAGGTTGCTACTGCTCGAGGTGGTACCGGTTTAACTTCAATTGCACAAAACGAATTGTTATTAGGTCCAGCATCTGGAACTGCGTTAGCTAAACTTGCACCTTATACACCAGCTGGTACTACTGTCGAATACCCAACGTCTGCACTATCATCATCGGCTAATTCGGGTGAAACCATTGCAGGAATAACGTACACAACGACTGCAAGTAGTAATCAGTATGGTCAAATATGGAAAGCATTTGATAAAACTACCCCGGGGCAAAATACTTTTTGGCATTCTGATGAAAATGTTTACCATAGTACTTCGGGTGCCTATACGGGAATTAAAAGTTTAGGTGGTGTATCCGGTGAATGGATAAAACTCCAACTTTCGACTGGAATTGCACCAACATCAGTTAACATTACGGGGAGAACGTCATATGATAATCAAGCACCAGATTCGTGGGAAATATTGGGAAGTAATGATGATATCAGTTGGACAAGTCTATTGTCATCTACTGTACACGCTACGTATAACGGTGGTAGTGGACATACAGTTTCCATATCTGGGGCGAGTGCTTATACATATTTAGCCTTAGTTGTAAAAGAAAGAGGTGGTACTGGTCAAACTGCAGTAGTTATTAGTGAATTGAGGTTTTTCGCTAGTAGCGCAAATTTATCTAAAAAGTTCCTTCGAAGTTCCGGGACTGGAATAGCGTGGGACGACGTTTCTTCAGATTTACAAACTATTACAGATGGAGGGGCAACGTTAAAAATAAAAAACCTTAGTATAATATAAAATATGTCTGGAGGTATAACTGTCAAATCTTATAACAGGTGCACAAATTGTAGTGCCTATACTCGCGAGTGGAGGTGATATAAAAATTTCGAAAGAGTTGACGAATGTATATGCAATGACGACTGATGTTTCAATTACCCAAGACAAACATCGTTGCAATCGGTGCCCAAGATGCGCACCTCGTCGGTCAACCCGAAGTTTCCTTTTTTCAGGTCTAACTACAAACGTCACACAAACTTTGCCCAAACTGTCGAAAGACAAGTTATCCAGGGCAACCCATCCACTGGTGGTATGTCCACCGTCAGGTTCGAGCGTAAAGGTGATATGCTCGGATACGTCTATGTTTCGAGTAGAGCAAACGGTAAAATATTCACCGAACTTGGGCGAATGTATGTCAGCAAAGTTGAACTTTTGATCGGTGGTCAAGTCATCGACACACAAGAATCTGAATTTATGACTGATCTTGCGCCAGTTGTGATGAACCAAACGTTAACTCGAAACAAGCCTATGGGTTTGCGGGCAGCTGCACATATTATTACCCACTCAGGTTTTCGTTTTGCGAAAACGCCCAATCCGCGCTCCCATTGGTCGCGCTTCAGTACCACGATGTTGAATTGAGAATTACGTGGGGTTCATTGACAACAAAAGATATGGAAGTGTACGCTCAATTCATCCACCTCGATACGGATGAACGCACGTCCTTGTCCAACACCACAAAACATGCTTATTACACAAACACAAAAAGCTATCGCAATCCAAATCGGGAACACAAGAACTCAGCTTCAACCACCCAATGAAGTATTTGGTCGCCAAAAATACAACTGGTGCACTCACGACTGCTAAGATGAAATTCCAAATTAACGGTACGGATGTTACCGATGCCAAGTCTGTCAGACCACACTTTACGTACACACCAGTTTACTACCATACGCAAAATGCCACGATACACAGTAACGATGTTATATTGGTTCCATTCTGTCTCGATACGTCCAAGCTCCAACCAACTGGGTCGCTCAACTTCAGTAGACTCGATTCCGCGAGACTCGTTGTTGAAGGCGATACGTTCGAGAACGATGTCTACGGTGTTAACTACAACATCCTCCGTATTGAAAACGGTATGGGTGGTTTGATGTACTCGAACTAATTTAATTTATAGCCACTTATTATAAATGTTCTGGCAATTAGTTTTTCTACTAGCTTTTATTTTTATTATTACATACGATCCTAAGTCCGGAACTTTGAATCATCTCGTCGACTCTAAACAACAAGAACCCGACTCAAAACGCGGAGTGTAAAGAAGGACATTACCAGGAGATTCAATTTGCTCAAATGGGATACGAGTGTCCAAAAGAAAACGGTGTACACATGGGTGCGATTATACGAACTTAAAAACATGATTGTAAAACTTAATATATAATGTTTACATTTGATCGAGATACCGCTATGATAGTCGCTGTTATTATGTGTATAGCTGCTTCAGTTTACATGTATAAAGAACTCAAAACACCAAAGAAGAAATGGAAAATGTTAAGGGTATTAATGGAAAAATAGCTTCATTTTTATCCAGACCAGGCCAATACCAAATCTCAGTTCGTTAAAAACCCAACTAAAAAAACATACAGAAAAGAAACCCAAGTAGGAGGAAGAAATCTGAAGAAAATCAAGATAGCGAAGAAGAATCTTCAGAATAATCATCTCGCTAAATTATAACTTGCAAATGCGCAATGAAGAAATACAAAGCTATTGCATTACCCGTAACGTTTACGGGTTCTAAACCAAAGTTTCTCACTGTCCGAGACCGACGATTCAAAGATTGGATTTTCGTCACCGGAGGGTGTAGAAGAAGAGAAATACCAAATCCCATACGATGTGCCCTACGAGAATTGAAGAAGAAACCAGAGGTAGTTTCACTTAAAAAAGGTGAATATACAGATTTTAAGTTTATAGTAAAGAAAGTCCAGGGTGTAGATTTAGAATATAACGTGTTCATATTTTTCGTAAATTATACACAACAGGAACAAATGAACTCGTTAAGAAAATTTAACGATGAAAAACAAAAAACAAATTTAAAAAAAATACAAAAATTACCCATTAAACGAACATTTGACGAAAATGATTTTATGAATTTTGAAACACTTAACTGAATTCAACACGAAAAAACAGTGGGATAGAATAGTTAAAAACGTACTCAATAATCCAGAATTTTACGCGTGTGTAACTTCTTCAATAGAAAAACCTTCTCTATTAAATAATGAAGTCCAAAGCTTATATTTTATCACAAATAAAAGAATTTGTTATTGAAAGACATGGATATACAGAGGAAAAGGCAGAAAGGTATGCAGAATTCATAAAGAAGATAAAGTTTATGAACTTTTAGTACTTAAAAAAAATTTATCAGAACAGGAACAGTATCCAGAAGTTTCGTATAGAAAACAATTTGGCGACATCACTACGATAGTGATGAATGAATATAAAAAAATAAAACTAATAATTGGTAAGTATACATCATGTTTAAACAATGGTGTAAAGAACAGGGTTTCTTAATGGACTCCAATGTATCACATGTGCTCATGGACGGTGGTGTCCTTTCCGTGCCATTTGATAGATTGAATGATTTTTATGAAAAATGTGTAGAAGCTATAATTTATGGTGAAAAAATATTTGTCGTTGAACAGAAAACAGAAAATTATAACTTTTTTGTAGATCTCGATTATAAAGATGAAGACTGAAATTAACCGTTCTGAACAAATAAAAGTATATGTAAAGTTATATGTGATAAGGTTTCGAAATTCGGTGGTAAAGAGCCTTAATATCTATAGCGGAACCAAAACCGGTAGGTCACCTTATAAAAACAGGTGTTCATATAAATTGGCCAGGTTTCGTTGTAAATAGATCATCAGCATTAGCAATAAGAGAACATATCATAAACACATTAAATTTGGTATATGGTTCAAAAATTGGAATGATATAGTTGATGATATCTGTATACGGTAAGTTCTGAAAGAAAAACTAAAGGAAGTGGGTTTCGTATGCCATGGTCACATAAAAAAGGTAAACACGAAAAGTGTTCCGGTCAGGGGTGTGTAAGAATGTAATAACACAGGTAAAGAAACACAAAGTGAATATAAACCCATATTTATATACAGATTTGGACCTTTCTACCATTTACTCGAAACTATAAGGAAACATCGCAAATGTTAAAATTATGCAAATGGCAACTTTACGTACAGAAAGAGATGATCCAGTATAATAGAAGGAAAAATAAAAAAACAAGAAGGAGATTTTACAACAACAAATAAAAAACGAATTCAAAGATCAGGAAGCTATTAGTCTTATAGAAGAATTTGTAAGAAAAAATTTAGAAGGTCAAAATTTATCGAATAACAAAAATATATGAAAATAAAAACAGTTTCTTGTTTCAACAAATTCATTTTATTGTGAAAATAAAAAATGTAATCATAATTCTAATCACGTATGGTTTCATATATTAGGAGATACTATAGCACAAAAATGCTTTTCAACTACTGATACAATGAGACATTTTGGGTTTTGTAAAGATTTTACAGGGAAAAGACATCAAAGATTTATAAAAAAGTATATCGTTAAAAAAGAAACGTTCGTCATAGAATCACTCAAACGTGAAGGTGTTAAGAAATATACTGTAAACACAAAGGAAATATGTGACACGTGTAAAGAGACTATTTCATTCAGTATACTTAAGAGTCATATACAACAGGTGTGTAAATGTAAATGTCGTGCACATAATCTTACAGATAAAATTGTTAGTACTTTATAGAATGTTAGCTGTAATATTAATTGCACTCGTTGTATATTTGGCATCATCTTTAATAAAAAAAGATACAGGTACAAAACATATAACTAAACTCATACGTGAAACTTTACCGTACTCGGGATTAAATGAAGTTTTATATAAAGAATTTTTAGCCAATATAAACATGGCTATAGAATATAAATCACATACAGAAGTTTCAGAAAAGTTATTAAATCGTGCACTCGAAAACTTAAGAGAACTTGCATTATACACCGTTTCTACCGATACGAGTGTTATAGAAGAAATAGACACGTTAGCGAACAGTATAAACGCTGAATTTAGCCTTGTTTTAATAAATGAAACTATTAACGCTGCGTAATGTATTTAAAAGAATAAACATACATTAATTTATAATGACAAAAACAATTGTTTCTACACGTACACGTTCAGGGAGAGTCTCAAAGGTTCCAGAACGCTTAGACCCACTCGAAGATCTCCCAGAAGACGATTTTTCTGACGATGATTATGAAACCGAATCGGAAATAGAAAGTGATATTGATCTTCTTCAGACGGATGATGAGGATGATTTTGAAGATGATGATAGTGATATGGATGAAAATGGTAATTTAAAAGGGTTTATTGTTGATGAAGAGGAAGAGGAAGAAGATGAGTAATATAGAGCTTAAAAAAATGGGTTTACATTTTATAAATGGAAGCTGAAGTTGGTACACCTATAAACTATAATCCGGATGATTTTATGAATAAAGAAGAGGATCATCAACCAGATGAACAAAAACCAGAACCGGAAAATAACGAACAGTATTATTTTCCGCCACCGCAACCGTATTACGAACCTTACCCACAACCAACTCAAAAGGAAGATATATTCACGAATTTAGATAAAACGGCGTATATTATTATTTTTGTATCCTTTATTTTAGGTTTTTTTATGGGTAAGACTATGCAACCGGTCATTCTTAGACCCGGATAGGATTACCTGTAATCCATAAGTGTCCAGAAGACGTTTGTTGCCCTTTAAAATTACCAATAGAACCAATTTTTGATCCCGTAAAATATGCACGACTTACAACGAGTGGGTCTTTTAGTATATCTTGTGCGACATCAGACACACTCACATTTTCAGTACCCGATTTACTTTTTCGATCTTCATACAATCGTAAAAATAGACCGACCATGGCTAAAACAATAATTATGGTGATTATATTTAGTATAATACTCAACATTCTTACATTTATATAACAAATTTATTTAGATTCTACCTCTTCACCTTCCTCGACTTCCCCTTCACCCTTGGTATCCTGGGCTTCTGTAGACGACTCAGACTTTTCCTTTTCAAACTTTTGCATTGCTTCAACTGAATTGAACCCCTTCTCAGTCGCCTCTTTTTCAATAGCTACTTTTGCCTCAGCTTCACGTTTTTCCTTTCTTTCCTCGATTTCCTTAGCAACCATGGCGTCTGCTTCTTTAACAAGTTCCTCCATTGGTGTATCCGGTTTTTCCTTTTGGAGACGTTCGAGAACTTCAGCTGGATGGCTAATTGGTGGTTCATCGGGTTTCGTATAATACTTCGAGTTTTCATCACCTGGTTTCGTAAAAGTTGAGGCACTTTCGACCATATCACGTTTACGTTCCGCGAACATGTGCGCCGCTTGTGCTTGATTTTCTTTGTATCCAGACATGAGTTCTTCGAGTTTTTCATTCGTATAATGAACGTCTTCGATCTTTGTCGGATCGGGTGGGATTAACAGCCATTTATACATATCAACAACATAAATGTCAAACGTCGCACCTTAGTAAACCATTTAAAAAGAAAAAATTAAGTTAAATAAATGGAGGAGATACGCAAGTACCATAACGAGTCTAAGCGTCTCCTCATCCAATCGGCTACCCGCGAAGGCGACAGTATTTTGGATGTAGGATGTGGATTCGGTGGTGATCTCCAAAAGTGGAAACATGCCGGTGCAAATATAAGCATGTGTGAACCGAACCCAGACTCACTTAAGGAGGCTAAGTCGCGCGCAAAGAATATGAAAATACGCGTCAATTTTTATGAAGGTGATATATTCGCGTGTCCACAAAGGAAATACGATGTCGTATGTTATAACTTTGCGTTACACTATATATTCGAATCATCCAAGTTGTTCGAGACATCTTTATTAGCAATTAAAAATAGACTTAAACCCGGTGGTCAATTCATAGGGATCATACCGAATTCCGATAAGATTATCATGAATACGCCCGTAAAAGACGAGTTAGGGAACTACTTTCTAATGAAACATACGAGTTCGGGGAACTTTGGGGAAAAGTTATACGTCCATTTAGCCGATACGCCGTATTATGCCGACGGTCCAAAGGTCGAACCAATAGCGCATAAAGATATGTTATTCACGCGAATGGAAAATTTGGGGTTTACTTTAACACTGTGGGAAGATCTTAAAGGGAACCCGGTTTCGGATTTGTATAGTAAATTTAGGTTTGTGTATAAGAAATGATTAGTTATTATTATTCTTCTGCTTTTTTGGGTTCGTGACATATTACGTCTCCACAATGGTCGCGGTTCTGGTAGACGGAGTTTATGGACGTGAGTAGTTCACTACACGATTTTACCGCCCACCGCCCCAGAACGGGTCGTGGTTCGGGTTTCGTTAAAAAATCAATAAATTTACGTATCATTTCTACTATTTTTTCAATTTCAATTTTTATATAGGTTTATGGTAAGATGATAGTTGCATTACTCCTCCTTATCATAAACGTGTTACTATTCGTAAACACGAAAGAACCACGGGAAATAATCGAGGTTCGCGAAAAGTATAGAATTCTCAGGGAACATCTCATAGAAACTGAAAATAAGAAATTTGAAATGTTACAGAATGAAGTACCCATAACGGCACATTACAGTATTGCTAAAGGGGCTATAGGGTACAACACCAATAAAGGAAATGAAATAGGTTTGTGTATAGACGGAGATACGAACGAGATTTTTCACGTTTTAATACACGAACTTGCACATTCGACTGTAGACGAGTATTCGCACAGTAAAGAGTATTGGAAAAACTTCAAGGAGTTACGCGAAATATGTGTTAATTTGGGTATATACCAAAAAATACCCAAAAAAACGGAATTCTGTAATAAACATGTTCAGGATAAATAATCTAACCTTATATTAACAATATGTCTGAAAACGTGGCATCGTCCGCCCAAATATTACAAGCTATCATAGCTTGGGTATCATACATGACTTTATCAAGTGTCCCTATGTTATCTAATAATTATGGAGTTAATTTAGTAACTCTTTTCTTTATCATACCTAACTTTTTACTCTATTCTATGAAAGGTGATAACTTTTTGGCCTACATGGCCATAGATCAAAGGTTCATGTTGGTCGCAACTATATCGGCAACACTGTTTGCTGCGTTGGTAACCCGAGCATCTAAAGGCGCTATAACAAATATGGAAAATTATGGTAAAACTACGAAGAGTACGGGATCTATTCTTGCACTTCGCGTAGTAAGTTTTCTATTTGGTTTACTTACTGCTTATATAATCCTTCAAAGAAAAGGTATTTTTGCTAATTCTGCTTAAGCGTATCTTCTAGCAACATAGAACACAACCGCGGCAACTGCTCCGGTTGATGCCAATCCAATAACACTTCGGTTCCCTTGGTCGTTAAGAAACGATGGTACAAAGTTTGCGAGTTTTTCTTGAACTGGCTTACTAATTGCTATCGCAGTACAAACCGCGACGACGAGAGCTTGAAACTGTTCATCAGTTAAATTAAATGGGTTTTTATTTTCGGATTTTTTATCACTTCGTTGAGTAGGTTGTTGTTGCGCTTGCATCATTGGTGTTTGCATCTGCATTTGGGTCATTCGTGGATCTTGTGCCATCATTGGTGGTTCGAGTGGAGCTTCTGGTTGTCCCATTATATCTGAAATTGATGTAGAGTCCATTGTCTGTTTATTTTCACTCACATTTTTTTCAGCCATAAAACTCGGCATTTGTTGTTGCTGCTGAATGGGTGGTAGTTGTGGTACTTGAGATGGTCCCGAATCATTCGGTATGAAATTGGTCGTATGGTTATTATTAAGGTTAACCATACCATCCCCATTATCAGAAAGGTTCATTGTGTAAACGTCCGTCATATAGTATACATGTGTTTTTCGTTTTTTTACGTTTACGCGTTAGCCTGGATTATTTACGTAAAGTATAGTTTGGGTACAAACAACCAAATGTTTTTACTATTCTGGGTAAATCGTTTAATTCGTCAAAATCAGACATGTCGTGATCAATATAGACCGTTTTTGTTTCGTGACAAACATCGACTAATACACGGTACCCATCGTCTGTATTATACGTAGTACCGTTTATCTCGTTAAACGCTGGATATACCAGTGATATGTTTTTAGATGTTGGTGTATGTGTTATGTTTAAAGCCGTACAGATTTTTCTAGATAAAACTCGTATCATTTCTTCTTAGTAATTTTTAATGCAGTCGTCTTTTTAACTGCATTTCTATCACCTATTTTCATGTTACCGTGTTTTGGATTAAACATCTTCTTATGTGTTTGCCAATATTGGGGTGCACCAACCTTAAAGTTTTTTCTAATCTTTGCTTTATACCAAAAAACACAATCTTCTATTCTATTACTCTTAGACGTATTATCTAATACCAAACACTCATAATTTTCAGTACAAGAGTCCATAACTTTATTGAACATTTCGAACGTTGGAAATATACCAAAAAAGTTTTTGAATAGTTTCTCACGGTTTTGAATGATATTTTCACGTAAAATGAAAACATAATCTATATTTGCCCTGAGTGCTGGTGGGAGGTCCATGCAGTATTGCATAGTTAACATAAAAAATATCTTCCAATGGCGACCGTTCATAAAACATTGACGAATACACGTATCTTTCATAAATTTTGAATCGTACATACAATCATCTAAAAGTAAAAACGCTCCACAATTCGGTTTACCTGCTCCAACAAGTTTCCTCTGTCT